TGAGTTGAACCGTTTTTTTCACCTCCACCGATGCCGACTTAGGACTTACCGACACACCAGTAACAGCGATAGTGGGCTCCACCGGAACCGCTCGCATAGCTGCGGTGATACGGTTCTGCATGCGCTCGTTTACTGGATGATCGGACACCGATTTAGTGAAAGAAGTACGGAACATAACCCCCGTAAAGTCGGTGAAGGCCTTTTCTGTGATCTTCACTTTTTTTTCTGACATTTATCGCTCCTATAAAAAGGGTGGGCGCATAGCCCACCCATTTAAAATGATAGGTAACTACATACCTATCATTAGGATTAAATTTTGACGTTAGTCAGCGCCGCGATAGCTTTATCGTGCTTGTTAGCCAGAGAACAGTACTACTTCACACGAGTACGAACTGCGTCTTTGTTCTGAACAGTACCGATGTTTTCCACAACGATACCGGCGTTTTCACCACCATACAGACCAGTTACACCGTTTTCTTCAGAAAGGTGCAGACAGTAGATATCCGCTTTGGTGGAGTCCGCAACCGGAATGAAGTCGTTTACGATAAACGGAACGCCGTTATGGCACAGCATTGGTCGACCGAAGTTTTCCATCATGATTTCGGACGGGCCTACGTTTACAGTTCGCAGCAGCGCACGATATGCGCGAAGATGCTCAGAACGCATCATGATGCAGTCTGCGCCCAGATCTTTAACTGCGTCGACCAGTTCGTCGAACATGGAGAAAGTCATGGAGGCGCCGGAGATGTCGATCTTCTGATCGTCATGCATCAGCTTCGGAATACCGTCGAAGGCTTTGTTGTTAGTGGTGGAGTCGCCAACAATCAGATTGCGACGGAAGGCACGAGCCAGACCTTTGACTTTCTGACGAACCTGGATAGCCAGCTGGTTGTTGGTATCAGCCATAGTGGTAGCCAGGAATTTGTCGACGTCAACGTCGCCAGCCAGAATGCGCAGCTTCGCAACTTTCTCTTCGAAGGTTGCTGCACCTTCGGTGATGGTGTCGTTCACATCAATGAAAGTAGCTTCGCTCAGGGTTTTTTCGCGGTTATAAAGATATGCCTTCGAATTGATCTTCATGAAAGGCAGGACGGCAAACAGGTCGTCACGATCGATAATGGTCTCGATCACGCCCTGTTCAAGCTCGTTATTAGACAGCTTTTCAGCTTCTTCACGCAGTAATGGCATCTTTCATTTCCCTATGATTTAAGATGTTACTTGATTCCGATTTTCCCTAAACCGGCAGTCAACTTATCCATTGTCGACTTGTTCTTCGGCTGGGTTACTTTGTGGGTCGGTTTACTAATTGAACCAGCACCCTGCTTAGCTTCGCTGCGCAATAAAGCGTCAGCTTCCGGATCTGCACGTAAAATACGCTCAATCGCGGATTCGAACGGTAACGGCTTACCTTCGCCGTCAACCAGAACAGCACGCTCTTTCTGACCTGCCGGCTTGTCATAGCCAACGACGTTACCGTCTTCACCCACTTCGAAATGAGAGCCGTAGATAACGCGGGCCTTAGCCGGAGTCATCAGAACTTTTTCACGCAGGAAATTGGAGCCAGAAAAGGAAGCGCCGACGGTCATTTCAACCAGCTGGGCTTTAAGTGCGGCGTTTTCGCTCTCCAGAGCGGAAAAACGTTCATCACGTTGAGCTATCTCAGCCTGGTGAGCTTCGATCATTTGCTTTTTCACAGCATCGAATTCACCGCGGCGTTCCAGTTCAGCTTGCTCCGCCTCACGGCGTGCGTTTTCTGCGGCTTGCTCAGCTTCAAGAAGCTGGCGTGCTCGTGCCGGATCGATATCACCGTACTGAGCCAGCTGATCGGCCATGGCACGCTCTTTTTCCTTGCGTTTCATGTTCTCTTTCAGCAGGTCAGCACCGGCTTTCTTGGATTTACGCAATTCAGCGAGCAACTCTTCCTGAGTCATCCCTCCGAATTCATCGTCTTCGATTTTCGGCTGATCTTTCTGCTCGCCGTTCTGCTTACCAGATTCCTGGGTGCCCTGCTCTTCTGCACCTGCGGGAGCTCCAGCACCTGCGCCACCACGTTCATGTGATTCGGCGACATCCATGAGGCCACGACGGGCCATTAGCATTTGCCACAGATTCATAAAAATTCCTTTTAATTACTTATCACTCGGTTGCTTGAGTTGATGAGTTCCCATTCCCTTGGGATAGATCTTGTCCGCTCTCTTGGACTGTACCACGATGATAAGTAAGTACTGACTTATTTTCAAGGGTGTTAAGAGCATTTTTTGGCGGAAAATTCAAGAGATCTTTCTCAAATTCTTTCTGCATCGCGGCCGAAATATTCGGGAAGATTTTCTCAATGAGCATTTCCATCTGATATCGACGCACAGAATCCGGTGCTTCCAGCAGCCCAAGTTTCTCGGCAACGGCAAATTCATCCGTCAGACCGCGGATATCAAAGCTCTCAGGATAGGCAATCAGCGAATGCTCCTCATCGAGATCGACCCCCATCCACTTCGCCACCAAAAACATCATCTGGCGTTCAGCCCGCTCAAGACGCTCGGCTTTAGTAATAAGCAGACTATTAACCCGCTGAAAGTCATATAACTTGGCGGCACCGGATGAATTATCGATCCCCTTAGCGTTATCCTGCTTTGTTCGCTCGCCAGCGACCCCAACGGAGTGGTAGATCTCATTAATCACGGTCTGGATAGTGGTGATGATCATCTGAGCTTGCTTAGGGTCTGGCGACAAATAAAAAGGCTGGTTGCCACTTTCCGAGTCATAGGTGAAGACGCGTTTTGTCCCCATTTCCATTACCTTTGCGTGATTCTCATCGCCTGGCAGGAGCGACTGAACAGGAATGGCCAGCTGGCTGAACGTCTGATCCTGAATAATGGCGTCAAGGTTCGACAGATAGTTGGCTACTGCACGGTCAAGGTAGGCGATATCATCAATAAGCGACGGGCTAAAATACGGCGATTCGCTCTCCCCTATGCAATCAACAGGAAACACAGGTACAACGCCAAGTTTGTGTTCGCCTTTATCTTCAAGCACAACTTTTGCGGTCCGACGACCGGCATTCCCGGCGCCTTTCTTAACCTCTTCCCGGAATAGAAACCACTCGTTACGTGTCCATAGACGATAACGCTGATATTCCTGGCCAGATGAGGTAAAAGGATCTTGATCATCGCGCGCCACTTCGACAATCAGCGCCCAGATCAAATTACCGTCATCGTCCCACGCCATATCCAACATCTGCTGCGGAGAAATCCAGTAGGCATAGGCGCGAACATCCTTCTTCTTCTCGTCAGCGACGGATTCTGCGTCACTATCCATCGTGCTATCGACCACCACCCAGACACGGCCATAGATGGAGGACTGGAGGTCAAGCGCGGACATAAAGCCATCGATGGAAACATTCTGTCGTGTCGCGCGTTTCCAGAATTTCTGAATTGGCTCAGGCGCTTCTTCTACATTTCGATGGATGTCCTCTTTGAAGAGATATTTATTAATCAGGTTCACCACTTCCCTGGTGTGATTGAAGCGGTAGGCGCGTTCCAGACGCTCCTTGAACTCCTGATCACCTTCTTTGAAGTATCGGAAAATGTTGTCATCGAACCAGGCACGCCCGCCAGCGTATGTGCTGGCGAGGAAATCCCAGTGCTCTTTTTTCTTTATGTATTCGGGGTGGCGTCTTGCCACAAGATCCTTAATTTGCTTATCAGTCAATTCCATTTGCTTCTCCTCCATGATAGGTAAGTACTTACTTATCTTGAGCCACCAAGAATAACACGATTTTTTACGGGATACCTACGATGAACCGGGTAGCCCAAGGCATCCGCGCTGTGCTCAATCCCCCCGCTCTTATCCATATCGCGAGAGCCTGGTTTGTAGATAACTTTCTCCAGTGAATCGATGAGATGTTTGCACTTAGGGTCGATATACAAACGAGTTTCGCCAGAGGCGCTCATCAACATGCGGTTCACTGAGTTCACACGATCAGCAATCGGTGGGTGCTTTTTCGGATAATCAACACGCAGAAAGCCCTTCTCCTTGAAGATGTCGATGTCCGATTCCCCACGAGCGTGCTGACGATAGGCGCCGGCCGGGTCTGGAAAAATTGTGACCTGCGATTTCCACCGCCAGAAGCGGCGCTCCAGCTCATCGCACACTTCTGCCGTATTCGACGAAAACAAGACAAGCTCATCCACAGCCCACAGCTCCCCATTCGGTTGTGGCTGCAGGATGACCGACGACATTGGATCAATGTTGAAGTCCTGGCCTACCCACACCGGTAATTTAGGATTGAACTGCAGCGGCTTAACGTGAACGCTACGATCGAACGGGTAATACACGCGCCCTGACATGTTTTCGAAGCTGGCGAGGTACTCCTGAGCGAACGACTTAGGGTCCATATCGTTCTTGGCTGCCTCGATTTCTGCCGTCGGAACGAATGGTGAATCAGCGGTTACAAACTGCCAGCTTTTCCACTGACCTTTGCGCTGCAGCTCTTTGTTCTGCCCGATAGTCCATAGTTTATGGAATTCGGAGAACCCTTTCGGTGTACCGATGATCAGCGCGCCGCCGCGGGTGGATGACAATGTCGGACGGAGAACCTTGTACCAGGTGTCTGGCTTCATATCCTGGAATTCGTCGAGCACAACGAAATGCAGCGCAACACCACGAAGCGTATCCGGTTTATCCGCGCCTTTAAGCGCGATCTCCGAACCGTTTTTCAACACGATGGTCATCGTGGTGTCGTTCTTCTTCCGAATCCACTTACGCGGCAGAACCTCCTGCAGATCATCCCATAGAATCTGGCGCGCCATTTGGTAGGTCGGCGCGACGTACCAAACTCGTTGTTTTCTTTCCTTAGCGGCAGCGCGAATGATGGTTGAGATCGACAGCCTCGATTTACCCCAACGTCGTCCGGCGCACACCACTTTGAAACGATGTGGCGACTGGAAGACTTGCATCTGCCCGGAGTGCAGCTGTACGAGACTTAGAGACGACGGGATGGACATGGTTATGCATCTCCATCATCGTCTTCGCCCGATGCGTCAAAATCGCTCTCAGCTTCGCTCAGCGCTTCTTCTTCGAGTGATTCCAACAGATCGTCATCAATCACTTCGGGCTCATCATCTTCCTTGCGCAGCTGGGCCACCTGTGAGGGGGTTAGCTCGCCAAAGACAAGGTTCGGAATATCCTCTTCACCGCCTTCTTCTTTCTCCATGCCCAATGCCTTGGAGGAAATTTCGAAGCATTTAGCCAGCGTGCCGCTGGCGCGCTGCAGGCTTTTAAGATCGTCCTCAATCGAGGCCAGTGGCTTACCTTCGCGCTTTGCTGTAGTGACCTCGACCATCACCATCTGGCCAAGGGCATACGCCCAGCCGTCATAGCGTGTCCGGCGGTCTTCTATCTTTTCGGCTCGGGCTTTAGCGCGCAGTTCTGCATCGGACTTGAGAGACTCGCGCACCATCTTTCCAACAGAATCGGCGCCTTTCTCTAATCCACGCTTTTTGAAGTGTCTGGAGAGCGTTTCACGACGGATGCCGTACTCTTCTTCCAGTTTTGAGAGCGTATACTCGCCCGAAGTCCATTTCGCTTCGGCTTCCGCCCATTCAGCCGGAGTCAGGCGAGTTTTGCTCTCGTCTTTTTCGACAGTCATAGATCCCTCTAAAACACACACAGAGCGCTTCCTTGCGCTCTTAAACAATTTGTTTTCTGGTTGTATTAATTAGGTCTGGGGAATCTGTTTGAGAGCCTGCTTCCGTATATATTTAATAAGTGACTTATTAGTTATATATACAGACGCAGGCTGTTAATCTGACTCCCAGACCAACTTACATCACCAGTAACTTGGCTCTGGCTCGACCTAATGTCGTCAGCCCCAGAGTTCGACGCTGGTAGCCAGAATCCTCTCGCGGCCGGCAGTCGTGCTTTTCGACCAAACCTTTCTTGATCAGCGCGCGCAGGGAGAATTGCATAGACTGCTTTGTCGTCCGGTAAGGCAGCACTTCCAGCAGCTCGTCCAGATCGAGCAAATGTCCACGTTCATGGCCTAAGTTGATGGTCTTAATGATGTCTTTCTGTTTATCAGTCAGTGTCATGGCAAATCCTTATGCCGGTAACGCAATATCCAGTGGTGCATTCAGCGGTTGTTTATCAAAAGCCAGCAGTGGCAGTGTGTCAGGCAACTGGCGACCAAAATCAGGGTTGCGATAAACCCCATAGAGCGGTGAAGTGAAGCTCAGATTGTGAATATCCTTGAGCAGTTTCACGATGCTGGCCTCATCCACCAGGCTATCCGCGATATCCTGAATGGTAGTGCCACGGTTGCGGCCTGCTTTTGCCAGAGAACTATTCTTGTGATAGTCCGCCACCAGATCTCGCAGAGCGCGGCGCCGGCGTGAATCAGTCATCGCAAACAGCTCCTTCACAATCGCTTCGTTGTCGCCGGGATCAGAACGAAAATGGCGCTGAAAGACGCGAAGTGCGCTTTCGTAGCTCTTCGGACGTTCAGGACGTATGAAGCAAAACCCTGCTTTCATAGCAAACGGGTTATATTTGCTCATCGACGACTGGATCTCGATGATTGGCCGGTCATGCATCCTGCTAACCAGATTAATCATGCGATACGATACCCCGACGCCACGATACTGGGTGTCCACTACAGAGCGGCTGATCACAGCGAAGTTGTTGTTTACGTAACGTCCCCAGTACTGATTTGCCACAGTGGTGTTGGTTGTGGGTTTCAGCTTTGGAAACATGCGATGCCGCGGCGCCAGCAGCAGTTTAGGGAAGGCCATAACTACAACGCCTACCAACCGACCATCTAGCTCACAACGGTAGTAGGTAGGGGCGAACGGCTTCCCATCTGTCTTGTAGTGAAGCGACTTAAGCGCGTGCCAGTCTTCTACCGTCCCCCTGGTGACGGTCATGCGCTCAAGAAAGTCCAGATGGCGCGGGAACTCTTCCGGACGGTAGCGTTTGATGATGATGTCTGTCATGCCGATCACCTGCGCTCGATATTGGCATTGATGAAGTCCAGGCGAAGCGATTCCATCGCCCCAACCATGACGTATGGGCGCCCACCGTTATGCCAGCAATCCAGAACACTCCCGTCGTTATTGATCATCAGCAGCGCCAGGCTCTGGCTTTTGCCTTCTCTGGCGTACTGGAGTGCATCTTCCAGCAGGCGGATGACTTCAACGTTATTGTTGTCAGTCTCTTTCGATGGCTTCAGCTCTACGATCTTCAAATCAGGCATATTCCACCTTCACGCGTTCTTTGTAGTGCTTGGTGATCTGCATATCCGGGCGCAGCGCGTTCTTCAGGTCTTCGTGGGTCGTCGCCACCATTACCGTCGCACCTACCTTTCGCGCGGCACGCTGGAGGTTCGACGCCACAACCTGGGCGGTAACACGATCAAGAACTGCGCCAAATTCATCCGCAGCCCATACCTTTGCGCCCGACTCAATAAGCTTGGCGATCTTGAGCCGGTATTTCTGGCCATCCGACATTTCAGAAGGTTTGCGCACAAAGAGATAGGCATCATTCAAGCCAGCCATCGAAAGCAGCCCTAACGCTTCGCTGGTGGTTTTACCCAGTTGGTCAATGACATTGACGTCGTTGTCAAAGGTAAAGTCATCAATGGAGGCGACTGAAAGCCCTTCATCTTTCATCTGGCGTTGTAGCTCACGCAGCACGACAGATTTTCCGGAGCCTGACTGGCCAGTGATGTAGACCACATCACCCTGCTCGACTTCCAGCTCAAGATTGTCGTAAAGTGTCCAGTCTTTTTCATCCAGGCCAAGCCCAAACGATTCGGCGATCTCAAGCGTGCGAGTGGTCTTGTTGACACGGGTCTGGAACGATACGTTGATGGTATATGTGCTCATGCTTCGACTCCCCCGGAGGAAACTTTCTGCGCATAAGCAACGAACGCGTCTACCCCGCTCTCTCCCGTGATTTCTTCCATGTGGGCAAGCAAATCCCCCACGACAATCGCAGAGCCAGCAGGGAGCGTTTTAAAGCCCAGAACATCGACCACTCGAACCTCTTCGGCGGCGACTTCGCGACTGATTTCGGTGTGCTCTTCTTTCTGGCGCTCGGTTTCCTCCCCCAGATCCATAACCAGTGCGCCAGTATCCATTTCTTCGGTCATGCTACCGACCAGCACGTTCAGCTCACGCTCGTCAAAGCCGAAGACTTCAACGTCACCAAATACCAGAGACTCCAGCTCTTTCTGTAACTTGATGGCATCGTAATCAATGCTGGACAGCCGGTTATCCTCCAGACGCTTCGCCTTCACTTCTTCATCGGACAGATCGTCGCGAACGATCACCGGCACACTTTTCAGCCCCGCTAAAAGCGCAGCTTCGCGGCGGCCATGGCCAGTAATGATGACATCGTCTTTATCGACAGTGATCGGCTGGTCAAAACCACGCTTTTTTATGGCTGCGGCCAGGTCACGGATCTGCTGCTCGTCATGCTTTTTGGCGTTCATTTCATAGGGAATGAGCTCTGCCGGGTCTCGGTAGACGATTTCGAACGTTTTGGTCATTAAATACACTCCTTGTAGTTATCGACCAGCCATACCAGAGCTTCACCAGCATTCTCCATGTCGTTGCCGGTGTTGATCGCCTGCTCTTTGATGATAGATTTGATGGTTTCGGTAACGCGATCAGAAGCGTCAAACGTCACTTTGAAGCGCATGGTCTGGTGTTCCGCACCAACACGCTCAGCTTTTTCGCGAGAGTCCTTCTCAATGGGCTCTTCGTCGCCACGCGACAACGCCTCAAGCATTTCCAGGTCAATTGCCGACTCACGAGCTAGTGTGGCCGCCAGTTCGTCGTCGTAAGGGGCAATTTCCGACAGCTGATAATCGAGTTCTGACTGAATTTCCTCGATCAGACGCTGTAATGCGACCTGATCGTCTTCGCCGTATCGCTCGTTATCGACCAGAGACATTTGTTTCGCTACCAGATCGCTTATTTTGCCCACCGATATAACAGGAACCGTGGAAATACCCTGTTCCATAGCGGCTCGCCAGCGATGTTCGCCACCGAGGATCTCAAATTGGCCACCGTCCAGCTCACGCGCGAGAATTGGCTTGAAAAAACCCAGTTTTTCGATGGAGCCTTTCAGTTTTTCGAAGTTTTGAGCACCAACCGAGTTGGTGTTCCAGGGATTTGGCCGGAGTCTGGCCACTTCTACCTGCAGAATGGTAATTTTTACGTCCATACTTTTTGATACAATCCATTGCATAAGTACTTACTTACTATTCTAGCCAATTAACATATAAAAGGCACGAAGGAAAGATATTTATGACTGTTAGGATTGTTTCGAACGCGGTCAACGCTATGGTCTCCGGCGCTGATGACAACGTGAAGCGACTCGTCCAGGAAATGCTGAGTTACGAAGTCGAAGCTGGCGACTGGAAAGGCACCAGTACTATGTTCAACTGGAGCAAAAATGCCTTCCCCGCGGGTTTTGCTAAATCGGTAGCAGCAAATCTGGTGAAGGCTGGCATTAAATGCGTGCATATTCGCAAAGACAAGGTTCCGGCGCTTGGTAAACCAAACCCGGCAGTTAACCCCTTCCCCTATAATCCGGACTATGCGTATCAAGATCAGGCTGTAGAGACACTGGTTCGCGAAGGAATGATGATTGCGCAGATCGCCACAGGCGGGGGAAAGTCGAACGTAGCTTGCAAAGCCGCGGCGCGTATTGGTCGCATGACGCTGTTTTTAACCACCCGCTCTGTTCTTATGTTTCAAATGGCAGATAACTTCCAGAAGTCGATCGACTATCGAGCTGAGAATGGAGAGCCGTGGCTTAAAGGTCAGAAGGTTGGCATCATTGGTTCTGGTGAGTTTCAGGTGTCTCGCCATATCAATGTCGCAACAGTGCAAACCCTAGCGAGTTTTCTTGAAGAGCCTCCACGCGATATGCCGGCGGAGAAAAAGGCTTATCATCTTAAGCGCCGGGAGCTGGTTAAGCGATTCCTCTCAAGCGTCTCACTGCTAATCCTCGAAGAAGCCCACGAATCCTCCGGTTCAAACTTTTATGACATCGCCAGGCTTTGCATTAACGCAGACTATCGTCTGGCGCTGACGGCAACCCCGTTTATGAAGGCTTCAACTGAGGCCAATATGCGTCTGATGGCGGTTGCAGGACGCATCGAGATAAAGGTCACTGAAAAATATCTGATCGAGCGAGGTATTTTGGCCAAACCTTACTTCGTATACCATAAAATCGCGTACACTCCGGATGAGGCTCGTATACGAGCGGAGCTCGCTTCCAAGCATCTGAACTTCAGAGTTGGTATGAGCACGCCGTATCAGAAAGCTTATCAGCTCGGTATCGTTTACAATATTGGACGTAACGAGGCCGTCGTTCGCGACGCGCTGATGTACCGTGATCATGGACTGAACTGTATGACCCTGGTGAGGATCAAACGCCACGGTCAGATACTGATGGAAATGATGAAAGAGAGCGGCTTACGGGTAGATTTTATTTACGGTGAATCCAACCAGAGTACCAGACAGGCTAAGCTTAACAGCCTGGCTGCAGGGAAAATTGATGTGCTGATCGGCTCTACGATACTGGATGTCGGTGTCGATGTGCCAAGTGTTGGCGCCGTAATTCTTGCCGGAGGAGGCAAGGCCGAAGTCGAAATGCGTCAACGTGTTGGTCGCGGCCTTCGTGCCAAGAAGAATCAGGCAAATGTGTGTTTTATTTCGGATTTTATCGATATAAGCAACAAACACCTGATGTCACACTCATACGAACGAAAACACATTATTGACACCACTCCCGGGTTTGCGGAAGGCGTGTTGCCTGTCGGGAGCAGTTTTGACTTTGGTGTATTACAAAGAGATTAATTATGACCGAAAATCGCTCAATTTCATGTCAGGTGAAGCTCACCGAAAAAGCCAACGAAAAGCTTGGTTCGTTCAAAACGCGCCTGAAAGAGCGCAACATCAAAATGTCGAAGTCAGACATCATCAACCTTGTTCTGACCAAGATGAGCACAGCAGAGTTTGAGAAGATCGCGACCTCGATGGCAGCGGCTGAGAACGCTAGACAGAAAGTGTTGCAGATCTACGAGAACTCCGGGATGACCAAGGAAGACTTGGAAGATATCCTCAAACGTCTCTAACGCGTACTTACGGAGGGCGTGGGTGAAACGCTCTCGCCCTCCTCTACCATTTATTTATAGGCTGTTTTCATGATGAACAGCTCTGCCGACACCGTCACCCCGATCCGATATTCGTCTTGCTTATCTTTTGACACCATGATTTCTCTTTCGGTGTTCATCTTGCCGCACATAATAGACATACCCTGCTGATCTACAGACAGAATATGCTCGCCATAAGGCAGGTTTAACTCAACCTTCTCAGATGTTTTGATATCAGCAACTGGCTCACCATCAACAGAAAGCCGGCTGGTACAAAGCGCGCCCTTACTGCCAGAGTCTCGTTTCACGATGATTTTTTGCGTATTCTCTGACGGCGTATTGTATTTGGTCGACAGTATTCTCGAAGCTGGGACTGGGTCGGCAGCACTCGTCCTGACCGCCTGGGTTGAACATCCAGCCACCAGTAAACTGGAGGTTATCAAAGCTATTAATGCGCACTTATTCATCATTCTTCACCATATAGAAACTTGCCTGCAAACTATAACAATTCTAAGTATTTGCAACAAGGTAACGCTTTTTCGCCTGTCAAAACTAAGGAAATAGAAGATAATGGTGACTCGTACCTTCTGGTAATTTTTATCGCATAACATGAGGCGTTTAAAATATGCCCAATACCATTACCGATATCACCTACGGGATACCTGCTGAGGTCTGGCCGCGCGATTACTCAAAAGTAGAGGCGTCGTTGATGTTCTGGCGCAAGGAGCAAATTCCCGTAAAGGTCACGATGGAAGATGGCCAGGTGTTCTGCATGTACGTTCAGGGGACGATGTCCTCCCGTAACAAGGTAGATCTATGCCCGGCGCCGTTCGACAAAGACAATCGTGTAAGGTTGCCACTTGAGCGAATCAGCACTATCGAGTCAGGTGTAAATGACGCTGTCACCCATGATTTCGTTGGTCGCGTAACCGTACATCCAGACTATGTTGATAACCGGCCATCCCGCCGTGATTTCTTTAAAATTTGCCGCCAGGCTCACGAGAACCATAAATCTGTAAGGGTCTACATGGCGGACGGCCGCGAAATTGAAGGTGTGTCACTTGGCGTCGACGCTTGTCAGGTCACACTTGCCGTTGGGAACGGGCGAAAAATGATCGTCCTGTTTGATTGGGTTGAACGAATTCTGCCGTTTTAGGATATTGATGTGAAAACTGTAGCAGCATTAACATTCTTAACTTTCATTTTTAGCTCTTCCGCATTTTCTCAAGAAAATAGCATTGAACGAGCTCAACGTGTCTCTACAAAGGTGTGTTCAAAGGCGGAAGACTACGATTTGTGCATGTTAGAGCTAAGCATGGCTTTAGGCGCTGCATATCAAGATGGACTGATCGTTTCGGGATGCAAGTTGGGGCTTGATGAGCCTTCGAAAGACAAATGCGAAAACTCGGAACGTTTTGGGGAGTATATAATAAAAGAAATCAGGAACTATGCAAAAAAGATGTAAATGCCTATAAGGGTAATAGCCGGCTATGTCCGGTTATTATTTTATAGGTCACTCCCCGATAAATTAATTCACAAAAAGTATTGTCAGCGCTAAATATATAAGGGTAATACACCGAGTGTAGAATTTATTTAGGCAACACCTTCGAGAAAGCTCTATTTATTTCTAAGACTTTGATTTATTTGTGAAATAAATTTTTTATCACCCCTTGCGAAAAACGCTTGATTTTATTTTTTGCATGTCGATAATTACTTACATCGAAAGCAAACATGCTGACGATAGACGAAAAACAAAATAAGTTTTCAATATTACATAAGGATTAAAATCATGTCTAACGTAACCATTTCTAAAAAATCCATCATTGATGCTGCTGTAGTTATCACTGACGAATTACAATTAAAAGCAGATCAAGCTACACAGACTTACAACGAACATTATCAGAATGGCACGCACACCAAAGCAGATAAAGCTAACATGCTTGCAGCGTCTACTAAACTCGCATACTTCGTGAATAACGTTGTAAACGCAGTAAACGACGATAAGTTGTCTGGTGTCTTCTACTACGCGATTAAAGCAAGCAAGCAAACGCCAGAAGTGTTTTTCCGCGAAGCGATGACAAATAGCTACTCTCTCGAAAAGCTGGTTTATCTGGTTAAATCTATCAAGTCTGGTAAATGTGTGTATTCAGTCGCTGATATGTCCGGATCTCGTGTATTCGCTTTAATCGATATGATTAACGATGAGATCGACACGTTCACAAATGGTGCTGTTTTCGATTTGATGAATGAAGCAAAACAAGCAAATGAAATTAAGTTAGATGCAGGATATACGCAAGCCAACCAGCTGATCAATCTGTGTGAACGTCTGGGACTGGTCGAGAAGATTAAAGGAATGGGCGCTGCCAAAAACGGATCGCAGCAATATCGCTTCATCAAAAATGATTTTTATAACTATCTGGCTGACGCTTTCAAAGCATAAGTAGACGGATTCAGCGCCCACTATGGGCGCTAGTTTTAAGGATAAAAATCATGATTAGCTATGACCAGATCCGCGCGGAGTATCGCGCTAAATATCGCGCTTATAAACTTGAACTCATCGACGAATTAAGCGCCCAGCGTGACGCGCTAAACTTTACGTTCTCTGATTTGCTTAACAGCAAGCGAGACTGTAAACGGAAAAGAGAATATTTGCGCTTGTCTGAAATGATCGGAAAGTTGCAAAACAGCATTTAGCCACCAGCGCCCATAGTGGGCGCTTTTTCCGTTTCAGGATCTCCACCATAACGCGCCATTGTTGGCGCGTTTTCTTTTATCTGGCGTTCACTCATTCACACCAAAAATAAGCGCCATAAACGCGCCAATTTAACGCGTTTTTACGTGTGGTAGTACATACCCATTACACACATTAAAAAACACGTTATAGCGCGTTTAAAAGCGTTTTAGCGCATAGCTTATTTGTCGTGTCGTGGGCGTGATCGTCTGGTGACGCGATCCGCGCTATCCTTCGGGGCGTGTCGGCAATATTGGCGCGATCCGTGGGCGCTCACGTATCATTAGCACGTTGGCGCAACGTGTACGCGCTAACAATGCAGCGCAGATCACAGCGCTGGACGTATGGTGCAAAAACAGCTTACGTCCACCAGCTGGCGACGATTCTGGCGTCTCCCTCTATACAAATTTTTCCCATGAGGCGACCCCCGCCGTTTCCCGAAAATTTTCTGGCCGTTTCCCGTCGGTTGCCCGGATGGCTTTCTGCCCGCTCCTGAATTTCCCTGCGGGAGCTGGTGGACGGAAAGAAAGGGGCGTTTCCAGCCCCCTCCCCTCTTACTTGCCAGCCAGTATGTGAATCCGATTGCTGGCGTATACATTCAGCATAAAGTTAGCGCAAAACAGTTTCCATGAGTCAACGCCAGCGGCATACGTGATGTTTTTGCATTTAATTGCATTGTTGGCGATCCGCATACCCTGCGCTATTGCTTCATCATCGCTAAAATCGAACGACGATTGAGTCTTAATCCAGATAGCGATCTGCGAGGCAAACTCAGTCAGCTTGGACTGGCAGAATCTCCCGGAGCGCACCGGGAAGACAAATGTTCCAAACCCAGAATTTACCACATACGCTTTCTCAAATACCCGCGTGAATCGACGGTTGCAAATGATGTCTTTGGCGATCTGCTGCTTCTCTTTCCCGGACAGCTGGATGGTCTCTTCTTCGCGCCAGGCGCCCAGGATGTTCTTTTCAATATCGGAGTATGTAACAGAGATGGTGCCATGCGCGGGAGTGTTTACAGTGGCGATATAGTTCATTGTGATAATCCTTTAAACAACTTGTTTTCTCGTTGGTTTAATTATCGCAGTGGGTGTGAGGCGTCCAAGCGTTCTGTTTCGGCAGCTGGTGGCCGTCGGGAAGTCGGTGGGTGCTTCGGTAGCCTGGCGGTAAGAGGTGGGTGTTTTTAGCCTGCGGGAAAGCAGGTGGAAATTTAGGGCCACCGATGCTGGTGGCTCTTCTCTCTCAATGAAGTAATCCGATGTCGATGGTGTCGCCTGAATCTGTCACGCGGATCATCAGCATAGCGAAGGCATTCAGTGGATAGCCGGCGTGCCATTCCGGGAAGCGGTCATCGCGCATGAAATCGGCAATGTCATAAACGCTATCCTGATAATGGAAGAAGCGGGAGCTGGTTTGTTCGTCCGGTTCGACGTGATCCATTTCTTTCTGCTCGGCCGGCGACAGGTCAAGCCAGGATTCCAGCCATACGTTTTCTGCTTTCGGGGAGATGGTGAAATCAGTCATATTTACCACCAGGCGCAAAATGTCAGTCTGTTATTGTAGAAGTCGTGATTTTTAATCAGCTCATCCACAAGCTCTTTCAGCTCTTCCACGTCATTCCAGTACCCTTCATCGTACTCCTGACTACCGAAGAAAAACCCTTCCTGGGTAGGCAGATACTCTTCACAATTGCTTTCGTTTAGACGAATCAAATCAGCCTTGAGAGCACAAATATCATTCATCGTAACTTCTAAAAGTTCACAATTTACAACTTCACCTACGTTACGGTTCATCCAGCCAACGAGAGCATTGAACTTACGGAAGTAGCCAACTTGCTTTCTGGATGCCTCGTTATTCAGATCGTTTTTTGGCTGCGTCTCAATATAGATATCAAGTCCCATGAATATTTCCTCAACTTCGTTAATAACTTGTTTTCTTGTTGGTGTTATTATCGCAACTCAGAAAAGGTATAAAACAACTTGTTTACGGGTTGGGGAAAAATGGCGCGGGTTACGCGCCATTGGCTGGTTTACTGGACGTTGTAGACGGACTCAGGCAGATACTCTTCCAGAGAGCCGCCAGACACAATGGTGATGCCGTATGAACCAACCCAGGTATTGTTGGCGCCCAGGTTGCCCTCGATCATATCCTGAACCTGTGCCATCAGGTTTTCGAAAATGGTCTTCGGATCTGTTCGATAATAGGCTTCAATGGCGGCCAGCAGAGTGTCCGAACCATTTTTCACGGATTGCTCGCCGACGGCATAAACCTTCGAGCGATCGCGCTTAAAAGTTGTGCGGGCCAGCTGGGTGGTCACATGCGGAACAGCCGATGCATCACGGAACTGAACGGTCAGCTGGGCCAGTTTATTGCCTTCTTCGTCAGTGCTGGATGCGTAGTAAAGGTCAAATACTAAATCTTCTTTGGTCAAACTCATTTTTACCTCCATGTAAATGCGTCGTAATACTATCGCCGTAGGTAAGTACTTACAATACAAAAAAGCCCCGAAGGATCGACGGGGCTGTCGTAAATTCGACTAATCTGTGTTGCACATGACTATGCAATGGCGAGGGTTGTTGCGCGTTGAATTTCCTGCTGGGCGACCTTGTTAACTTCCAGTAAAGCCAACTCCAGATCTGACTCAGGCCAGATAACTTGTTTAGCTACCCACCCTTTCGCACTATAGCGCCTGACGCTCATTACGATGCGCTTGCGAGAAGTTTCGCCGAAGACGACAACGGTCTCTTTGAAAAGTCGGATGGCTGTGCCGTTGGCCACTATGTCCAGTAAAGTGATCGAACCGAGTACTGCAGGTTTGTCTTTGCGAGGCTGGAGTTTATCCAGTTTCAAAATCATCTCGGTATTCATTACACACTCCGTAAACAACTTGTTTTCTTGTTGGTGTAAATAATACCAGTGTGAAAACGGCCACCAAGCGAAGCGTTCCGGCATTCCGCTGGCCGCAGGCCACATTCATTAAAAAGCCACCTGCTGGTGGCCGTGGTTAATCTTCGTCAGGGAACTCCTCTTTCACTGCGGCCACCAGCTCCCGCTTCTCTTCATCAGTCAACAGGTGCCACACGTCCTTCCCTTTTGGTGACTCTCCCTCAGCTGGTACAAACGACCATAATTTACGGGTCAGTGCTGGCCCTACGCCATCAAGACACTCAGCCAGCGAGTCCACGCTCCATACTTCCACAATCACAGGCATATTCATTGTCTTCCTCCTTTATCTGGACTCTGGCGTTGTGCAGTTCCACGCGACGGACATTGCGTTGTCCTCGATATGAAAATCAAACGTGCCCTCGCGATACCCTTCGCCAATCAGAGTACCAATGCGCCCAGCGACATCCGCAGAGCGGATAACGTCATCCAGAGAGATCTGGAGTTCGTCAGTACACGTCTCTTCTCCGCAAAGGGTGATGCTGATGTTCAAATGCTTGTACATGTTTTTCTCCTTTGTCTAAACACGTTGTTTTCTTGTTGGTGTTATTATCGCAATAAGACATAGGCGAAAAAGAATTTTGTATCGGGGAGAGCAGGAAAAGCAGTGAGTGTCCGGGAGCGTATCGTGAACGCTTTTTACATTATTCTTCTCAATACGCACCGCAGGGCTGGCGGGCAGTATTTTCCTCTTCCCGAAAACCTACTGAAACAGCTTGTGACCCTCGAACGCTCTGGCAGAATACGTATCAGCAGCTGCGCGCAGCGGGAAGAAAGCCAACCGCGCACCAAACGGTATACCGCCAGGCAATCAGCCGTCCCCGCGGCATTTTGTCTCTATACCGGCACGCACTCTTTCCATGACGGGAACCCAGCCGTTTCCCGAAAAACCTCCAGCCGTTTCTACTCAGGCAGCCAGCCTTTCCCCTGCGGGGACGCTCCCGATAGATTTTCGCGGTGGCCCTTTCACTCGTTCGACCGCAGGGATGTTACGAGGAACAAAATCAGGACTTGAATAAATACGGGAAATGGAGCGATCCCCCTCCATCCCCTCTCTCTTATATCTGTGCTCTTTCCTGACTCGAATAACCTCTCTTATGGGGACTCGTATCTCTCTTATTAGCGCTCTATACGGTGACCATTCGTATGGGAGAAAAGGCAACTTTCTTCTCTCTGCCGGTAAGTGGTTTTGCAGATGTTGTAGAGGTGGTGGTCTTGTGGTTTTACTCTGGTCTGTATTCTTCGTTTTGGGGATAGTTCTTCTCTGTGTATGGAGTGATGGCGTGCGCGCTTTTCCTTTCGTTCATCTTGAGAGGTGGAAGTGTGGGTGATGTGGTTTCTGGTCTGTTGTAGTTCTCCTTATGTGAAGTAATGGCGTTCTCTGCTTATCAGGAATTTGCGTTTTCTTTCGGGGTAAGAGTGGGTAAACGAGATGGCGCTGGGGACTGTTCTGGCCTCGTATTGTCTGGAGTTTCTTCCCGGGTATTCTCTTCCGTGTATTGGGGAATGGCGTTCAGAGAAATTGCCTTTCTCTCGTCGCTTTTTGGTGGTGGTCGAGGTTTGCTTCATGGGGTCGGTAGCCTGGGGCAATGAGGTTGGTCTTTTCGGTAGCCTGGCAGGAAGAGGTGGGTATTGCCTGGGTGTGGGGTAATGGCAGTTCCTTTTTCGTTATCTTGTTTTGTTGTTTTCTTATCGCCTAAAACAATTTGTTTATACACTCATTAAACGCAATGAGAGCCATTTTGAGCGTGTCTGTTTTGTGGTGCTATCAGGAGTCGTTTTTGGCGTTTTCGTCGCAGGGTGTTGGTCTCTGGTACGCTTCTTAACGGATATAAGAAGTGGCATGGCAAAACGTCAACTTTCGAGACCAAATCAGGGTAAAGCGTTGACTTTTCATTGATGTGTTATTTATTTGTTTTCTTGTGGGTGTTATGTGCGTAAAAGCCTTGCCGCGCCTGGAGTGTATGAGGTTGGAGGGTAGGGAAGAAGGGCGATCAACGAGTTCTTATAGAAATCCTCAATTAGTGACCGCCAATGTCAACGCGTTGATTAGTCTGGCGCCTTAGCTTCATTACCCCCAAATCACCGCGTCGTTATCCAAATACGGTCTAATAGAGTTCCCCACTGAAATATTTCTGAGTGGATTTTTTCCGCGTCCACTCTGGACGTTTGTTCTGCCTCTGGCACTCATATATACGCATGAACGGTCTTGACCGAATCTCATGCCCAGTCTGTGAGGTGTAATCAACAAAGGTATAGTCAAAAGCATCTCCATTATCGAGATTGTCACGTCCAATATGAATTAGCGTCCAGTTAGTGAACTGCTCATGACTTTCAACTTGTCCGAAAGGAGTGAATCCCCATGCGTTAAAAGAAACATGCAGATACTCGCCGGATTGAGTTGTAGGGATTAACGCTAACAGTATTTGTTCCCCAACACCTTCAAGATACGCTTTTCCTGCAAGAGTGGTTGCAACACCGTCTGATATTCGTTCAGCTTTACAGATCAGCATTGTACTGCGTGTTGCTGTTGGAGCTGTATGTAACAAATCACTCTGCCTCTCTGTAGCGAGGGATGAGAAGGATAAACTTATGGCTATAACACCAGCTATATAAGAATTCATTGACATTCCTTATGTCTTTTATTTATTTGTTTTCTTATGTGTGTAAACAAAATTATCAATAAATAACTTACGTCAGTTGCGGTTATGGCCTATGGAACGTGAAAGAAGGATGCGTTTCCAATGAGATTCTCGCAACCCTATCTCATCAGCATCACTGTTAATGTCCATGATCTCCAGTATGGAGAATGTGACACGTTTAAGACGCTCTTCGTCGAATGCTCCGAACGCCTCAATCAACCCTGCGTTCCCTCCATGGCCTGTGTCAAAATATGTCTTCCATCTTCCCCAGATACCATCCTTGCCGTTCGCTTGGCCTACGTACAATTTACCTCCATCCACGTCAGTCAGCAGATAGATGCCTTTTACGATACTAAGGGCCGTTTTCCACGAATCAAGCTCCTGTCGAATAATAGTGCCAAGCGTTGCTCTGGTAAGCACTACGTTCTTATATCCAGGGAATTCACCAAACGATAGACACACAGGGGCTATTTCAACTATTGGCATTTTCCCCGCCAACCTCTCTCCATAAAGTACATGGATGCGTGGTCGACTAAGGCTGACATACATACGTCCCCGGTATTCAGCTAACTCGGGAATGGGACTCAAAACATAGGCGTAATAGTCGTCTTTGCGATCACGAAAACATGGTGACGCTGTCGGACTACAGCTTTCACGACGATACGTTCCGGCATAAAGCCATCTTTGCTTATCCTCAGTTTGAATGAGGGAAATGACGTAAGTCCGGTTAAAATAATTCTTCTTCTGGAAGCATTGCCATTCATCAAACGTCCCGTTAAGAAATTCGTTTATCGGCAATTCGCCATGCTCATTCTTGCCAGCTAAATGAATTTTGCAGTTCTGCGGTGTCAGTTGAGGATACATAGAATGAAGATACTGGAATAGTTCCATACGGACTGTGTCCCTGGTTTTATCAATTCTGCTGATTGGTATCTCACATGAAAAGCAAGCCTGTCTACTGCAAACAAAGCTCTTACCAGTCCCAGGCTGGCATTCCATCCACCAGCTCGGCATCACGATCAAAGTGAACCACGTCGTAACCGGCATCCAGTATCATCTTGATATTGGCTATCGCCGCTTCGGAGATGTTGAATGTACGCAGTTCATCTGCCCAGCTATTGTCACGCATTCCGGCACGAACAATCCAACCATATTCTGTGCCGTGTACCCAGTTCAGTCCGCGATCGGTGATTGGGTCAAAACAGGCTATCGGCAGTTGTTCGGAGTCTTCCGCAGTAACGTGCGCAGTGCTGATAACAGCTGTCTTGTAGGCTTCAGTGATTTTCAACATTACTTAACTCTTTTAACTAATTGTTTCCTTGTATTAGTTATTATCAGCTATAAGAAAAGGTAGAAAACATTTTGTTTGAGGCAGTGCGACTGTCTCGATACTGTCATTACGATAATCAGGCGCATAGTATCAAAGCTAAGTTCAGATGTCCGGGGCAGGGCAAAGCTGAAAAGTCCGCTCTGTGCCAAGAGCGGAATTACCGCAGTGACTTATCTTAGTCGAGTGGAAGCAGACCAGCCGGCCAAAATCATTGCCGAGACCCGACCGACTGATAAAATCTGGCTGAAGAAACTCGTCTCACGCTCAAGTAATAATTTAGCGACTTCAGATAAATCTTTTAAACACTTCTTGTGCGAAAATTCCCAATGAACCGGCCAGTTCTAGAATCTTTCCGGTGTTTTTCATGTCATTCTTTTCTACTAAACGAATGATGCTCACGACTATTGGAAATTTTATAAAAACACTTAACAGGAAGTCAGAAACATGAGTACCTAAAGATACGAACGTATTCTTTGCGAACTAAGGATTTTGGCAAGCACCGTCAGCAAGCAGAGAAAAATCATTATTTTCAATTGCAAGCGCTAGTTTATTGATATCATGATACATTTTATAAAATATAAATAGAGCCGCATACAAATTCATTTCAGGTTCAAATTTTTTAAACTCAAGGCAAATCATTCGTTCACTTTCAAAATACGCATCATCACCCACAGTGTACATTCCTACAGAATTATTCCATCGTTCAATCAACCCCATGTCGAACAAATTATCAAGGTCATTTGAAAATACTGAATAGTTTCTTTCATCAATACTTAGTGGGCCATAAAGTAGCTTTTCAGGAAACTCGATTTTTGTACTTATACCCTTCGGCGAGTCTATTTCACTAATGATTTTGCTTAAAAGACTTCTAGCTGGAAAAGTGCATTGCCGTAGAGTTCTTTTAAATATTTCAATAAATTCATGCACATCTCGTTCGCCTTTGGCAACATCATCAAACCATTCATTAGTTTCAATCAAAGAGTTAAACAGGCCCAAGTCAAAGGGGACCGGAATATTTTTTGATACACTATATCCCTGATTAGAAGAAACTACACTAGGAGAGAAATAATCCGAGTATTCTTGCTCGGCAAGGAGCAAAAATTCACACTGAAACGCCAGAGGCTGCGCCATGACCATTTCAACCAAGTCATATAACGTGTAATATTTACAGCAAAAATCCTCAGAGTATTCACGAACATTATCAGGTAAGCGTTCAGCCGTGAGTACGAAAAACCAAACCTCGTCAAACTTGCCCTTCAATTCCTTATTGTTCCGCAGTTTGTCTAAAGTATTCTGATACTTTTTTTTTGCTACGGTGGCAGTCATCTGCAGACCTAAACGCTTGACAGGTTGCCCATAATCAAAGCCAGGGTAATTTTGAGATACCTTATTCATATTCTCAAATTGTTCACCCCAAGCATAATTGATTAAAGGCAATAGCGAAATTTCTTGTGCAGTAGAAAGATCATTAAAGTTACTGCGGGTGTAAATCTTGATTTGACTAGCAAGTTTCGCTGCAAAGCTAACTAATTTATCCCTATTTTGCATCTGTTCCGGTTTCAATCTAATTTCTCCAGCTGCTAATTTTACCTGACATTATTGCCTGTTCCGCATTGATTATCAAATATAAATAGAAGCAGGCTTTGCTTTTTCTTTAAGAGAAGATGCTAATATCCGCTCTTCGCTCAAAGCGGACATTACAACTTTGCTGTTGCACATAGTCTGTCCCAAGCAGTGACTACGTTAAATTGAAGTCATCGAAATCGACGAACTCCATATGTCTGGCTTCCACCTTTGCAAGAGTGAGCAGAAACAACATCCCCTCTCTTAGAGAGGTTGGTTGTTCGAGCAGGAACTCAAAACCGTCCACATGAGTCTTGCCCAACCAATAGCCGCCACCATACTCTCTCTCTCGCTGGAAAAAGACGCACTGGCCAGGCTTGAACTGTTTAAGTGACTCGCCTCTGTATACGACCTGATAACTGGTGTCTTTTCCGCCCATTTTGATCACCCTAAAATACTGTATATTTAAACAGTAGTTCTTTGATGAAATGCGGTCAAGTTTGACGGCGGTGACAATAACTTATTGGTGAAAACAAATTGTTTAAGGCCATTAATATAGCCTTAAATTGGTGAAACCAGTTACGACCTTATCATGATGCGATGGCGTGTAGGTTTTGCCGCTGCAGTGTCTTGACCTGTTCTTCAAGCTCACGCACAGACTCAACGAGAGATCCGCCTGGCGGTATTTGGCACTCTTCCATGAGTTGAAAGTAAACGTCGGCTGCCGCGCGAATGTTTGAGCCTTTGGTTAGCTGATCACTGAGCAGTTCGTCGCGCTCTTTCATAAGCCGCACGCATTCTCCATTGCGTTGGTTGACTACAGCCTCCAGCTCTGCGATGCGATCGCCTGGCGTTTTGCACCCCTTACGTTGAGTCGTAACCGTGAAATATCCAAGTTCAGGAACGTCGTAGCTCAATTCCAGATAGTTTTTTGCACCGTGTCGAACAAATTCGCCGGCGAACATGGTGGCGAACATGGCAGAGGCCAGCTCTCCGTTAAACAAAGACTCCAGATCTACAGGAGTGCCAGCAGCAAGAGCGGCACGCGCAGCCTCTATGACATTCATAAACTCATCATAATGTCTGGCGCGTTTCTCCAGCTCTGCCCACTGCTGACTAGTTCGACGCACCAGGTACTCAATAAAAATCAGCGCTGATTCGTCGGCGTCGCCTTCAAATGAGACCTTACCTTTATCGACAATAATCGTGCCCACAGCGGTTGGGTTGTTGCCCTGAAGACACAATCTGAAAGGAGTGTCCGTGCTCATCGGTGATACAGCCTGTATATCCATAGAAGTGGCTTTATTCCTGCTTTCCATGTGTGTTTCCCTCTTAATTTCGCGTCATCATTCTTACACAAAATAAGTATGTAGTTACCTATTATTTTGTTCGTTTGAAGACATACACACTGACAGTTATCCCCGTGTCATCAAACTCGCCTGTGTACGACTTACCTTTGGCGTAGACGAAATTATCCAGCATCATCCAGTTCAGTGTTGGTGAGTCCCCCGGCAAAACAGCAACAAGGCGCCCACCGACTTTCAGATGTCCCAGCCCAGCCAGCGTGTGTTCTTTGTGGCGCCCGAGAGAGTAGGGTGGATTCATGACTATCTTGTCGAAGAGGTAGCCTTCATTGTCAGCAGACCACTTCATGAAGTCACAGCAGACTGTGTTCACGTAGCCTTTTCCAAGAAGGATGTCAGCAAATAGCGGCGCAACCTCAACACAGGTCACGTCCTCAGGATTCGCCTCAATAAACGTAAGCAGATCTCCGCGACCAGCTTCCGGCTCCAGCAATGTTTCGCCAGATTTCAAGTCAACGACCTTGGCCACGTACTCCGCGATTACACGAGGGGTAGGGTAGAACTGATGTGATTTTGCATCCGGGATCAAACCTGTCGCCACAATCGTATTGAGTGTTTGACCGATATCATACGGGAACTGCCAGTGCTTTTTATCCTGTACGCCGCCAATGAAGCTCAATGTGCGCTCCAATTCTTCAACCTGCGACTTCTGGAGACTGGAATCAGAGAAGTACCAAACCCCCTTGTCTTTGCTGAATCGCCCGTCACGTAAAGTGGATCGAACGGGCTCAGAGATGGTCTTTTGAATGAGGCCAAACTCATTAGGCGCTCTGGTTTTTGGGGCTGTTCGGCAGGGGGCAGGTATAGCGGCCGGCATACTGTACGCCAGCACCTCATTAAGCTTCCAGGCAACATCTGGGTGGATCTCAAAATGCACATTACCGTTCTTGAACATTTTCACGCGCATGAGGTTACCATCCACGTTGATCCAATCACCCGTCTGGCAATCATTTGCCCGGTACGCAGCCGATAGCATCTCTGTTGTGCGGTTAATGGTGATGAACTCCTTATGCGCAAAGAAATGCAGCATTACGCGCAGGTCATCGATGTAATCCTCTTTCCGATAGTTCACGCTGACACTATCCCGCCAGAACTCTGAAATGCAGCTGGCGATGATCAGCCGCTCGCTAAAGCCGTTCGTTTTATTGGTCTTGTGCGCAGGGCTCAGCGCCTTAAACAAACCGTACACGCGCTCAGAGAGATATTTATGCCTGTCATTCAGCAGATTGACCATCGTAGGGATGACCGTCTCTGCTTTGAACTCAGGTACGCCAACGAACTCCTTAACCTTCATCTGGTAGCCGGTTCTGTCAGTCTTGATGGTTTCCTGCTTGCCTTCTATGAACTGTTCGCGCCATTCATCTCGGCGGGAAGCTGGCATGATCAGCAGAACGTTTGTCATATCCGTGACCTTCTTCCAGTATTCGGCCCAGATATTCTGCTTCACCCACTCAAGATCGACCTTATCCAGCCAAGCTCTGTTGAAGCGTGTGCGTTCGTCATCCGGCCGGTGGTTGAGTCGAAGCAGGCGGTTAATCATGTTGTGACGCTCATCGCCATAAACGAAGTCGTGAACCTGGTGCATGAACGCGATCTCTTTCTCGCACTCGGCCACGATGTCATGGATGACGTTCATCTCTTTGCTGTGGTCGATACCGGTGTTCGAAGCAAAAGACTCAAGGACAGAAAGCGCTGTACTCATAATTTCACCATATAAACAATTTGTTTTCTTATTTGTTTTATTATCTCAGATAAGAAAAGGCGTAAAAGATCTATACAGAGGGCTACGGAGGAGGGGAAGGGGGCTCTCACCCCCTTGCTATTTCAGGTTCAGTGGCTGACTTGCTGCATCTTGTGCGGCTGGTCATTTAGATCGTGGCGATGGGCAAGTTCTCGCATCATGTCTTCAATACGGCTCTTCGCTTCATCCATATTATCCGCCATCGCACCAAGCAGCTGGCGAATAGCAGCGGGATGTTCATCGCCGGTTAGCTCTGGCATTTTGAACCCGTTATGGGTTGCCATTAGTTTAAAGGCGGTAATTAACATGCCTAAAGAAGACTTAAGGCTGGCAATCTCCCGCTCTTTGCTTTCAATGCCGATATTGTCTCCGGAGAGATCAGGCGCCGGCGAGCATTTTGGTTCGCTCATCATGTCCAGAGTTGCCTGCAGTTTATTGGCACGTTCATGCTCTTCCACATACGCCCCGCCAAAGTGACGAGCAAGCATCAGGATTTTCATTGGTTCATCAAATAAGTCCATGACCTGGACGATGGCCATGATGCGTTCCAGCGGATGAGCGTCACCATGACCAGTTATAGAATCAAGCATCCCTACGAGTTTTTTAGCCCCGACTTCATTAATGATCTTCTTTACTTCAGCGTTAGCGGCGGTGCATTTATCACACATGTGTTTTTCCTTAATTGTTAAAATAATTTGTTTTCTTGGTGTCTTTATTCTGAAAATTCAGAAGAGGGGGGCAAACGCGTCATAACGGTTAAACCAGAAGAATCGAGGGCCAGATGGCCCTCGGCGATCACTTCGATTTTTTAAGTAGCGGTTGGGCAAAGTAGATAGCCAATCCAACCAACACGCCATCTGCCGCGATAGACATCAGTTTGCCAGTGAAGTCCACCAGCACGACCAGCACGAGAAGAATGGCGACGACGGCCAGCCTTAATTTCTCTGCCATTAGATGTACGCATCCAGAGATAACTGCAGCGCCTGAGCAATTTTCTTCAGCACAACCTCTTCTTCTTCGCCGATGCCATCCTGATCGGCAATATCCAGGCAGAGACACAACACATCAACGGCTTCTGGAGTGCCGGCGACATCAGCCAGCTCCCGAAGAGCCTGTGCGTTGGCGGAACGAGGAGAAGCTTCATAGCGAGCACGAATATTGCTGCTCATCTGGGCGATCTCACCCGCGAACGGTGAGAAAGCTGGCAATGCGGAGATGGTCTTCTCCAGAATAGCGATTTCTTTTGCATCACAGTTGCCGTCTGCATAAGCGATCATGTATGCGCCCCAGACAGTAGCTTCGACCGCATCGCGGTTCTCCATTTTTTTAACTTCAATAACCGCTTTACGAGTTTTCTTTTTGAAGAAACCTAACATGTGTTTTTCCCTATATGTTATGTGCTTAAACAAATTGTTTTCGTATACAAATAAACATTAAGGCAGCAAAGAGAGCCTCCAAGGCTTCAACCCCTACGCCCATTAACAGAACCCGAGAACAGAGCCGATCGGTGGGACAAAAATCCCCACAACACGAGCGATCGTCATACCTGAGTGAAGAAATAAATCACCGTGTAGTGCCAGCTTAACGATGTTTGAGATCCAGCCACCCACCGCCAAAAGCAGAATGGCTATCCAAATGAATGACCAGTTTTTGAGTAAGAAGATCACGCCATCACCTCAGTCGCAGCAGGAGGAAGATCCGGAGTCGCAGGACGAACTTGAGGAATCGAATCCAACCGCATCCCATCCAGAGTGGCAGACCGGGGCATGGTGGTGATGCTGGGTGTGCTTTCCGTGACTGGTGCCGGCGTCTGCTGCGAAACCGTTTTGCATGAGTCCGGCATCAGCAACGCCTGAGTCGACGGTATTGCTACGGCTGCCAGACAAATCGTGATCAGCCCGTAGGCCATTGGAAGTAGTCTTTTTCGTTGAAATTGATCCATCTGAGCTCTCCATGCGCGTTTGATTGGCTCGCACGCCCCAGGTGTCTCGCAGGATTTTTGCGGTTCGGGTCTTCATCACTTCCCCCATTGCCACACGAGCCCCCAGGTTAGAGATGGCCACCGCATGGTCATCCAGACGATGCTCCATTTGACCTACTTTCTCTTCCAGTTCGGACAGGCGTGCAGACACACGGCCGGAGAATAACTCCGCCAGGATGAGTCGTAGCGAACGGGGGTGTTTCTTAAGAGAAGAGGAAGGCGTTTGATGTGCCATTTGAAATCCTTTCAATGTCAGAAAGAGTTGCGGCTGGAATGTCCAGCCGCCGTTTTTTGCGTTCCATCCTTGGAACCGTGCCTAACCAGCACGTTGTCATCCTGACGATGGGTAAGATACATGATACAAAATGATAGGTAAATACTTACTTATCATTTTATACCAAAAAACCAGCATCTTTTTTGTGTGGAGTATCCGCTGCCGCATATGCTGCGATCTTGGCCAGCCTGTCGCATATTTCGTTTTCTCGATGCCCGGCGTGGCCCTTTACCCAGTTCCACCTGACATTGTGGCGACTGGCGGCTAAATCGAGTCGTTTCCAGAGGTCGACATTCTTAACAGGCTTCTTGTCAGCAGTGATCCAACCATTTTGTTTCCACCCCTTCATCCAGAGGGTCATACCATTTTTGAGATACTGGCTATCTGAGTGCAGGATCACGTTGCAGGAGAATTTAAGGCGTTCCAAAGCTATCAGGGCGCCCATCATCTCCATGCGATTGTTTGTGGTGCTGTGGAAGCCGTCGGAAAACTCGCGTTCTTCGCCGCGGAACTGAAAGACGATGCCATATCCACCGGGCCCGCCTGGGTTTCTGAGACAAGAGCCATCACTGAAAACTTTGACCGTCTTAAACCGGGGATTAAATTCGACAACTGGCGTTTTGAAGTTTTTGCGGGGGTGTTTTTGATACTGTTGCTGCGCACGGCCGGCTGCCGTTTTTCGTCTGGCGTGTGTGCTTGTCGTCATCTCTAACTCCAAAGCGTGCGCCGCCGCCCGTTTTTCCTCGCGCGTGTGCGTACGCGTGTTTATACATATTTATTTTCAATGAATTACTTCCCAGATCGGGTTTATTTTTACCTGAACTGAGCGAACGAAGTGAGTGAAGTTCACCTCGAACGAAGTGAGAGGTTGTCTTTTCAGGTAATACTCTCCCAGGGAGGTGAGTAAAAAATCCTCACCAACCTGGTCGTTTCATAACCTGAAAAGTTATGACCTAAGTCTACTGCCAGCTTAGGCTTGGGAAGTTATGGATGACAGCACCCCAGAACCGAGATCTTCCCACACTTCATGAAGGGGAGTACTGGATTCAACCTCTCAAAAATACCCAGACTCGACAATCATAAAGTGACCCTTCTCTCTGCCCACTTTGGTTCCCCCTTCCCCAGACCCCAAAAGGGCTGGTTCTGCGCTGGTTGTGGGCTTTTTTAAGTCTGGTGCCAGTGACGCTATCCTCCACCCACCAGACCGAGATTTCGATTCAGGTCGAAATCGACATCATTCTACAACCACTATGATACATCGTAAACTGTAACTACTTACTTACTTTTTTGACTGATCATTTTGTCTACCATGAAGCTGAACTTGCAGAGCAAAAACCTCGTTGATTAGCTCGCCAAGGAGCTGCTCAATCAGGTCTTTGTGTTCGCCAGTGTGCAAACATTTCAGTGACCACTCGTAAAGACTGAATGCCTTTTCACGATCCTTCATGAGTTCGCGAGCGTTAGCCAAAAAATCGCTCTCAACGAGCGCTACAACGTTGGTCGGGTATGCCATGATGGTTTCCTTACTTGTCTTCACAAAAACGATTCTATAGCGTCTGGAAAGGGGTTCCAGAGTGGTCTGGGCGTCTTGTTTCGGTCTGGGAGTGGTCTGGAATCGACAAGGAAAAGCCTGCTTTCGTATATGTTTATAATTAGTACTTAGTTATTTATATATACGAAAGCAGGTTATGAAACGCTCCCAGACTCGGATTAAGCAGCCTGTTTCCGTGGTCTTTTTTTCCTGATCACTTTGGCAGGATCGTAACCACCCAGACTTTTCATCACCGTCAGCGGGACTTTATTCATGAAGTGACCAGCGTTCTGACAGAATCCGCGGAAGACCACCAGCATACTTCCGCCTGGGTTGATATTGACCTCAACCAAACCCAATGTGACGTCTGGTTCCATGAACGCTACGCGGCCGCCAGACAGAACTACCGTCTGGTTTGCGCACTCGGTGGCGCGCTCATACCACATCGTGTCGAGCGATTGCGGAATGAGCATAACGGTGGTTACGCCACGCGCTTGCTCTCGGATAGCCGCCTCTATCCAGGGGGTTATTTTGGAGTAGGGCGGGTTGAGAAAGGCCACCGTACCAGGATCACCCCAGCTGGACTTAAGAGCATCTCGTTCCACACCGATATAGCTCGGAAGAAGCGCGTTTTCTTTGTTACAGGCGACATCAACATCAAACGTAATGCCGAGATATCGCTGAATGGCGACAAACAACCATTTCGGTGTGCGCCAAAGGTCTCGAAGAGAGGCATCTCGCTCTCGCTTTTTGATTTTTTCGGCTGCTATCATTTTACAATCCAATAGGTAAGTACTTACCTATTTTTTCATGTCATTTTACGAATGGCAAATAAAGAAAAAACACGCCAGATTGCTTAACGGGAGACGCTCTGGCGTGTTTTTTACTGTTAGGGCATACGAATAACTGTCCAACGCTCTAAAACTATCAGGGGGCTTCAGAGCGCGAAACGGATCGTCAGCCAATGGAATACTCCGCGATAAATTTCCTTACGATCGGGGACTCTTCATTAAGAAGCAATCTTCCACCATCCCTCGTAGCGATTCCCGTGACTGGGAAAACAGCCATCATCTGGCCAGCCTGAGTCGACGCGGTGCTGAGTGGATATGGCTTTTCCGGATAGCTCATTAACGCCAGCTTAATGCTATTGCTGCTTGCCTCTTTTGTGTCAATAAGATGCCGCAATGCAATCACCGTGTAGATGCTGATATCCGGTCCGCCATTGAACCAATTTAGCAGGTTAGAGATCTTGTCTTTTGCCTTAACCGGCGCCGAATTCAGAGCTTCGATGAAGACCTCACGTTTCAGACCAGCCGCAGCATAAAAATCATCGCCCTTATCGTTCAGGCTGAATCGAGGCTTGGGTGCTGCGCGCTCTTTTTTCGCCGCCTTCGACTCTTTTGGCTGAGCCGCAACTGACGATTCTTTGGCGTGTTTCTCCTTTTTTTCATCAGTCTGAGGTTTATCACCCTGTGTCGAGTCGATCTCAGGAAGAGGGGAGATCGACTCGACTTGAGGTATCTCAACATCAACCACCTTCAGCGACTCATGTTCGTTTTCCAACTCTTCAAACACACCGGTGAGATCGCCGCCGTCTTTCGCTTCCATTACAGTTTCAGCAACAGCCGGCACCGGCACGATCGTCTCATCGTTAAGATCTGCCAGCAGGTCGTCTATTTCGTCCCCTACAACGGCCTCCGAAGCCAGTTTTTCAGGCTCATCGAGCAGTTGCAGCATGGCGGTCAGCTCATCCAGATCATCTTTTTTGACTGTATTGTTGAGGTTGCTCATGTCTCTCTCCTTTACGTTGTGTGAGCGTTTATACGTTTTTGGGTTGAGAGCATTTTGTCAAAACCTATTAGGCGGAAAAGAAGTAAATACAGGCAGTTGGGATAATGAGAGGTGCGAAAGCGCCGTCAGGCGCTTTCAAATGGGAGCTTATAGAAGCCATATTTTTCCCGTGCTTTGAAAAAGCAGTGCATCATCAGATCGGTATCATAGAGCGCGCTGTGCGCCTTAGCCTTGTCATAGACAAAACCCAATGAGAAGGCGAGTTCCTCCAGTCGCGGCCGTTTGCCGTCTTCTGTCGCCCACAGGGAAAATACAGTGTCAATCAATGGGACGTCTGGAAGCGAAAAACCGTAACTTTTCAGCTCATGCCTAATAAACGGAATGTCGAATGCTTCGCCATTGTGGGCTATCCAAATATCGGAAGAAGAGAGGAATGAAGCGACAGATGAAGCGTGATCGGCTAGTAACGGCTCAGCGGCTAAATCTTCAAGACAGATACCGTGTACAGCTTGCGCTTTAGGATCGATACTGCGACGCGGGTTGAACCGCATTACAAAACTATCAACCATTGCCTGGGTCTCAATTTCGTACTTCACCATTGCGATTTCAATGATCTTATGGCCTGAGAGAAAATCAATACCTGTAGATTCGATGTCCACCCCTGTAGCAATCACTTTTTATCTCCTTTTACTGGTCGTTTGGATGGTGTGAAAATGGCAGCTTCAACATCCCATCCCCTCAAAATTCGCTGCGAGATAATGGTCGCAGTCAAGCCAACCTCTCTTGCCCATTCGGTAATCCGCTGAGTTCTGCCACGACACTCGATCAGACGCTTACTATCTCGGTTGGCATATGTGTCGACGCTGGCGTTAAGCGCGCGACCTAATGGCCACCCCTTCTTGATTCGATAGTGAAGAGTAGATGCCTGAATCCCAGCTCTTTTAGCCCATTGTGAGAGAGTCAGCTTTTCCCCCATATGCTCCAAAATTAAGTTTGAACGCGTGTTATTGGCCTGCTCTTCAAAAGTCGCCCATCTGCAATTTTCAGGTTCGTAGTCACCATTCACATCTTTGCGATCAAGAGACATCCCTTCTGGTCGCTCTCCCATGTCAGCATAAAAATTTTCAAAGATTTGCCACCGCTCACAGACTTTGATACCTCGGCCGCCATACCACTTATAGGCGTGATGGGTTGTTTTTTCACATCGTTCCCGCATACCCAGCCATATACGATAAATTGGCGTTTTACTCATACCATGAGGCTTTATGCTACGACGATGTGCGTTGTAGACACAGCCACACGATATTGTCGCCCCGTGATTTAGCTTCCCGTAACTAACTTGGCAGGTGTTACCGCAATCGCAGATGCAATCCCAAAGTCGCCCCTGTTTGTTTGAAATACCGGAATATTTAAGTGCAACCAACTTTCCAAAACGTTTGCCTGCTATATTTACTGGTTGTCCCATTACTACTCCTTACAGCTTTTTGGCACCTTTAAGCAGTGCGCTACGCACGAATTGAGCTGCTTTTTTGATGGTCTCCTCCTGCGATTCGCACACTACCGGCGCATGCCACTCACCAGTGGTGACGTTGAGAATGCGAATTTCATTTGTATCCAGACAAATCGACACATACAGAACCGTGCCGGCAGCCATTTTGATATGCATGGGGAAGATAGGTCGCTTGCCGCGTTCGCTGAACTGGGACATTGCCACATTCAGAACCTCTCCCACATCATCGCCTACCAATCCCTGAACGGACTCAAAAACAGCTCTGATAGCCAGCCTGGCCTCTCGTTCTGTCATCAACGATCGGGACTGCTCTTCTGCGATGCGTGTAAGCGCCTCTATCGTTTTACGATCTAACTCATCAGCCAGAGATATTTCGCCTAACATTCTGTTTTCCTGTAACTATTTTTGGTGACGTTATTCTGGCATTCCTTCACAGGGGAACAAGAATCAGTGGAAGGTGACGCGATTTGAGATACGGCTCTCTATACGTTCCACATGGCGGTCGATTACTCGCATGATCGAGCGTGCTCTTGCGTCAACGGAAATGCAGGTTCCCGACAGGACGAAAACCTGCAGATCTCCGGATTTGGCCAGAGAGTTAATTTTTGTCAGCTCGCCACACATCAACGAGTCGATACGAGCGACATAAAGACGATCAAGCGAACCTCTCTGGGCTCGTTCATAATCTTGTGCTCTCAAATTCACGCCCGGGCGCAGCCCCGCAATGGCATTAAAATTGGACAACGCGGTCTTGTGGCAAAAGCGCTCAATTTCCAGCGCCAGATCAATACATCGTTTGTCATTGGTCTGGCCTACCAAATCGAGCGTATAAGCCATCACATCAGCAGGCGTACGGTCTATTACAAAACCTTCCGCTCCGCGTGTTACCAGCTCAATATGGCGGGCAACTTCCATCTGCACCTGCAGACGCTCAAAGAGCGGCATTGGATCGCCTACGTTGACTCCAAGCCTTGTCATCAGTGCGCCGACGCCAGCATCCACATACGGAATGCCGTAATGCTCGTCGATAAACTTTGCCAGGGTTGTTTTTCCACTGCCCTGAGCGCCAGTGATCCCAATTCGGTAATCCATTACCACCTTCTGTAAACAATCTGTTGGAAGCCGGGCTCATCCTCCGTTCCCCGTTGTGTATGAGCCGTTAACACAGGAAAGAAGCCGAGATTACGCATCATTTGTCGCGGAAAATGAGCATCACTGTCAGGAACGTCTACGCCCATATGCGATAACCAGAGTTCCTCGACGTGAGGCAGAAACAGAGAATAGATCTGCGCACCGCCGATAACCCAAACGGGACCATCAAGCTGCATTACATCGTCCATAGTGGCAGGGTAAAAACCATTGGGCATGAACCCAGATGAGCGCGTCAGAACGACGTTGTGGCGCTCCGGAAGCGGGCGCTTAAGACTTTCCATTGTCTTTCTGCCCATGACGACTGTGGCGTTTGTGGTGAGCTCCCTGAACAGTTTTAACTCTGAGGGGCAGCGCCAGGGGAGTTCGTTTCCTCTACCGATCTCATAATTGCGACCGACAGCTGCAATCATCTTCATTGAGACACCTCATACAATACCGGGCGCTGGTGGAAACCAGACAGAGCGGCTCGTAGGCGTGACGAACTCACCAGTGCCGCGATCATCAGATCATCTTTATGCGCGGCAAGCGTGCGCTTTATATGGGTTTCGTAATTGACTCCACGTGGTGCCAGGTGCAGCCAGTCATAATCAATGCCGAAATCTCTCAGCCATTTTTTGGTTGCGCTTTCGAGCGCTTCCGGACGGTGGCTGATAAGCACCACTTCAGCACCGGAGCGAGCAAAGCCACGCAACATGCGGCTTGTGGGAAATATGAGCTCATCACCTGCAACGAGAGTGTCTGCGTTTTCATCAGCAGCGGCTTGACGATGGCCGGCTCTCGCCAGCACATCTTCAATTTCACATAACACATACATGCCTCTGGCCATATCACACCGCCACTGGAGCCTTAATCCATGGAAGTGGTTCGTAGCCGAAGATCTGCACGCCGTCCCATTTGAAGTCATCCAGCTCTTCCCATTCGTGCGGGAAGACGACGATGGGGTCGGACGACTCCGGATGTTCGCGAGCCAGTAGCTCTTCAACCTGCTCCAAGTGGTTGTTGTAAATGTGAACATCAAAGCCGAAATGGGCGAAGGCGCCAGCCATGTGACCCGTAATCTTCGCAATGAACTGCGTGAGGATGCCGTAACCGGCAATATTGAATGGCATACCAAGGAAAGTATCGACACTCCGCTGCACCAGGCAGGAGTTCAGGATACGTTTAGGGATACCAAGCTCATCCAGCATTGGCTCAGAGATACTGCCTCGCTGCTCTATCAGGCAAAGCATCTGTGTATAGATCGATTCATAGCCATGCCGGTTATGCTGGATGCCAATGTCGGTGGCCATAGACAAACGGGTCTGGAAATCGAGCTCACGACTCCATACGGACAACACAAAGTGGCAAGGTGGAAGCTTCATGTCCTCCAGCTCACCAACATTCCAGGCATTAAGCAGTATGCGGCGATCGGTCGGGTCGTTGCGCAACTGATCAACCATACGTTGTAACTGATCGATTTCACGGGTGATAACGACGCGGTCTTCATTCAGCCCAATGTAACCTTCAACGCGATAACCACGTTCCAGGAAGATGTCCTCCTTAAGGCGATACTCGCTGTAAGGGACAATTCTGGTGTCCTCCCATCGGCGCCACTGCTTGCCATATACAGGCCCTAAATCGCCATTATCGTCGGCCCAAGCATCCCAGATCTTCACACCATGCTCTTTAAGGAACCCAATGTTGCCTGAACCTTGTAAATACCATTCAAGCTCAACCAGTAGCGGTTTCAGGTTTACCTGTTTTGAAGAAATGAGCGGAACAGCCCCGCCGGTAAGCATGTAGTAGGAAGGCACATAAGAAACGCCAAGCGTACCGGTGCCGGTGCGATCTTCGGAAGGAACGCCGGTATCAACAACGGTCTGAATGACACGGCCATAAGAGCTAGAAGCCAGCTGACCGTTACTGAATTCTCGATTAAGTAAAAAAGACAAGATGACCTCAAATAATAAGTAAGTACATACCTATCATTTTAAACACAGAGAAGACATCCAGGCTAGAAATTAAGTAAAAAAATGGTGGCCACGGGGCCACCAACGCTCAACTTTATCGAAAATAAAGATTGATAAGGATAGAAATGGACAATAGATCACACGTCCATTTCAATATATATTTATAAGTTAGTACTTACAAGCTGTTTTTAACCACTTCATACAGCGAAGATGCCTGTGCTTGCTCAAGGAAACGAGACAGATCGACATCGCTATATGTCGGCGATTTAAGGATTTTTCCATCAGACAGGCGATAGCCGATCATCATGTCAGTGCCGTCAGCATGGCGGAATCCGAGATCATTCTTATCATATTTACAGCTCTCAACGGCAAGACGACGCGCTTCAGCATCCGCCGGCCACAGCTTTGTCATATTAGAACGGTGGATCTCCGCCACCAGCTCCACGACGTCGACGCCAAGGAATTCAGCCAGGCGATACACCATCATGCACGCCACATAGATTTTGTTCATCACGCGGCGCAGATCCTGAATCAGCTCAGCATCACCTACCTTGTTATGTTCAAGTTTATCGGCCAGCGCGGCCAACATAAGCGCAGCTTCTTCTGCTTCATTGAAGGGGATGGCCATATCGTCGAAGACGGTATTTCCAGGCACCATAATGGTATGAATAAAGCGATCGACGCTTTGCTCCTGAGTGTAGTAGCTCATGCCAGTTGATAGCCCACCTTTGATGGCTACCATCGTCCCGACACCCACATACAGGAAGTCAGCCATTGCATCCAGCAATCCCTGCATATCCCCTTTTTTCGCTGCAGGCAGCCCTTCTTCTACCGCCTCTTCATGGATCAGCTTAGCGCGCAGGCGCAGCAGCTCCGGAGTGGGCATTACACGACGCGGGTGCTGAAACAGCTCGTGGAACTGGTCAACCATCTTGTAAATACTCTCTGTCGCTTCTCCAAAACCGGGGTTCAGCTCATATGGCTCTGGTTTGAAGCCCACCAGCTTATCGGTGGCCAGCTTGAGATGGTCGGTCAGTTTCGTTAATTTCATGCTTTATCTTTCCTTAGTGCTTTTTTCGCGTTCATTGTGGCCCAGAGCGACCAGGCCACAAAATCTTTATCCAGGCTTACAAATCGGCAAACTGGCTTAGGCCAGCGCGATCAACAGCGGAGTCAATCTGGCCAACGAGATAAGTGCTTTGCTCAGCTTCCTGCGGTGCAATCTGCAAGGTGTCGGACAACAGCCATTTGTTCATCCACACCAGCGGGTCATCTTTTATCTCCGGGTACAGTGGTTTCAGGCCAAGACGGCGCATCGCAAGATTGGTTCGGTATTTAACATAGCTTTTCAAGATATCGGCGTTTAAGCCAATCATTGAGCCGTCTTTAAACAGGTAATCTGCCCAGCGCATTTCCTGTTCGGCAACGTCCATCATGGTCTGATAGATGAATGGTTCCTCATCCGCAGCGATCTGGGCCCATAGCAAGCCTTCGCGGCCTGTACGCATAAACCGGAGCATTCGTTCTGTGCCTTCGCAATGAAGTGCCTCATCGCGCGCAATGAAACGCATGATTTTGGTGTTGCCCTCAAGTAATTTCCTTTCTCCAAAAGCAAACGTACAGGCGAAGCTAACGTAAAAACGAATGGCCTCCAGCGCGTTGATGGATACTAAAGTACGGAACAGCTGGCGCTGGAGAGGGTAGGGCTTTCCGTCAAATTCGGAGACGTAGAGCCGTTCGAATTCATCTTCTCCCAGATGCTGGCGCGCGCAGGTCATCTCATAGAGCTTGTCGTACTCTGTAGAGATACTGATAGCCCGGCTGATAATTTCCTCGTCGGTCACAATGCCATCGAAGACAATGCTCGGATCATCCACCATACCGCGAATAATGTGGGTGTAGCTGCGGCTGTGAATGGTTTCAGAGAACGACCATGTTTCCACCCACGTTTCGAGCTCTGGAATTGAAATAAGCGGCAGCAGCGTTGCGTTTGGGCTGCGTCCCTGAACGGAATCCAGCAGAGTCTGGTAACGGAGGTTGCTCAGGAAAATGTGCCGCTCATGCTCTTGCAGCTTAGTATTGAAATCGATGCGATCGGTGGTTATGTCGACTTCTTCCGGGCGCCAGAAGAAGGAGAGCTGTTTTTCGATCAGCTTTTCGAAATCGCGGTACTTCTGCTGATCGTAGCGCGCAACGTTGACAGACTGCCCGAGGAACATAGGCTCTTTGGTTGCGTCGTTAGCGCCCAAACGGAAAGTGGAGTAACTCATGTGTTTCCCTTTGAATGTTATCGGTATTATTAAACAATTTGATTAGATGCACTTCTAAACAAATTATTATCTTATTGGTTAAAATGAGGCATTCAATGAAGTGAAAGGTGGGGATATCTCCCCACGCTTATTAGATTTTGCATGCGCCATCGCACTCATCTTCTGGCTCAACCAACGCAACAGAGGCCAGATCATCGTCTTCACGCTTACCGGCACCATCTCGTGTGTTGTGGTAATAAAGCGTCTTCACGCCTTGCTGATAAGCGAAGAGCAGATCTTCAAGCAACTTCATCATTGGAACCTTGTCGCCCGGGAAGCGAGTAGGGTCATAATTGGTGTTAGCTGAAATAGCCTGGTCAAAGAACTTCTGAATGATCGCAACTTTGGTCAGATAGCCGCGGTTATCCGGCATATCCCAAAGGTACTCGTACTGATCTTTCAGCTCAGCAAAGTCCGGAACCACAATTTTCACAATGCCGTCTTTGGATGATTTCACGGAAACAGGACCACGCGGCGGTTCGATACCATTTGTGGAGTTGGTGATTTGGCTGGACGTTTCGCACGGCATCTGAGCTGTCAGGGTAGAGTTACGCAGACCATATTCGCGTATGCGGTCGCGCAGCTCTTCCCAAGGCATTTTCAGCTCAAAGGACGTATCAGGGTTAGCGTCAAGCGACTTGCGGTAATGGTCAATCGGCAGCTGTCCCTGGGCATATTTAGTTTGGGAAAACCAATCACAGGCACCTTTGGCTTCCGCCAGCCGGCAACTTGCATCAAGCAGGTAATACTGGATCGCTTCAAACGTTTCATGCACCAGCTGGTTGCCGGCCGGATCAGAGTAGTTAAATCCGTTCTTCGCCAGATAGTACGCAAGATTGGTAACGCCGACGCCCAAACTACGACGTGCTTTTGCCGGAATTTCCGCTGCGGCCATCGGGTAATCCTGATAGTCGAGTAGGGAATCGAGCGCAGCCACCGCATAGAATGCAACCTCTTTCAGCGTGTCCAGTGAGCGTAATGCCCCCAGATTAAACGCAGACAGTGTGCAAAGGGCGATCTCACCATCAGGGTCATCGGTAAACGCCAGCGGTTTAGTTGGCAGCGTAATCTCCATGCATAAGTTTGACTGGTGAACTGGAGCGACTTTCGGATCGAAGGCGCCGTGTTCGTTCATGTGGTCAACGTTCGCAATATACACGCGGCCGGTAGAGGCTCGTTCCTGCATCAGGTTTGAGAACAGATCAACAGCGGGAACGGATTTCTTGCGAATGCTCTCATCAGCTTCATATTGCAGGTACAGCGCTTCGAATTTGTCCTGATCAACAAAGAAAGCATCATAGAGCCCCGGTACATCATGCGGGCTGAACAGCGTAATATTCTCGTTGCGTACCAGGCGGCGATACATCAGGCGGTTGATCATTACGCCATAGTCCAGATGACGAACACGGTTCTCCTCGATGCCGCGGTTATTCTTCAATACCAGCAGACTTTCAACTTCCAGATGCCAAATAGGGTAGAAAGCCGTCGCGGCGCCGCCGCGAACGCCACCCTGCGAGCATGATTTCACAGCGGTCTGGAAGTGTTTCAGAAAGGGGATTACGCCAGTGTGGGTGGCTTCTCCATTGCGGATCTCACTCCCCAATGCACGCAGTCGGCCAAAACCAATCCCAATGCCAGCACGACGCGACACGTAATCGATAATGGCAGAGGACGCAGCGCTGATCCCTTTCAAACTGTCTTCGGACTCAATCAGAACGCAGCTGGAGAACTGGCGCGTCGGGGTACGGACGCCGGCCATGATTGGGGTGGGCAGAGACAATTTGAATGTACTGGTGACGTCATAGAACCCCTTCACCATTTCCAGACGTGTTTTGCCGGCACAACCTTCTTCCCAATTCTGGAAAAGACACATACCCACCAGCATATACAGCTGCTGCGGGGCTTCGTAGATTTCGCCGGTGACTCGGTTCTGGACGAGGTACTTACTCGCCAGCTGAACAGTTGCGGCATAACCAAAGAGTTCGTCACGCATGGGTTTGATATACACGCCAAGTTCAGCGATCTCTTCGCGGGAGTAAAACTTAAGCAAATCCTCATCGTAAACGCCGCGGCTGACGTTGCTGACGATATGATGATAGAAACTTGGGTAAGCGTATTCGCCGAAGGCATCTTTGCGAATTTTGAACATGTTCAGTCGTGCTGCGACCTGGGAGTAGTTCGGAGTTTCAGGCGAAATCAGATCTGCAGCCGACTTAACCAATGCCTCATGAAGCTGCGAAGTTGTCATGCCGTCAAAAATGCTCGCGGCGGCGCCCATGGCTACGGCAGAGGCGCTTACGTTACGTATACCTTCTACACCCCACATCACGACGCGGTTGTACTTCTCTTCGGATAGCGGCTCTGTGGAGCCATTACGTTTGACAATCCTTATCATGTATCACCCATCAAAAAAGGCCACTAAATGTAGTGGCCTATATTATTAAATAAGTACTTACCTATCAATTGAGGATTATAAAATCCCTTTAAGAACGTCGCGGACTTGTCGGAACTGGTCTGTCTGCATTCCAGAATATATCGAAGCTATGGCATCAGCCAGGTGCTCATTCTTGGCAACGAGTACATCTTTCCCCGCTTGTTTCCGACGCAACCAAGGGGCATCAGGCTGTTTTGTAATCGCCCACTGGATGATCTCTTCTTTAGATGTGGTCAGTTTATTCCCGACGTAGTGCTTAATTTCATTTGGCGTAACCTGGATAAGTGGCTTATCAACGCAAGCAAGAACGCCGATACACACACCGTAAGAAGTCTGCGCGCGAGAGCTTTGACTACCCACCGGTAGTTCACAAAACACCATATGGGCCTGTTCAATGATGGGCCTGGCGGTGCGCCAGATCTCTTTAGCCCGGCGCAGATCATCGCTGTTTACTCTGACGTTTTTCTTCGTTCCGCCGGCTTTGGTTTCAACCAGTTCAAGACCATGGATTTCCAGTTTGTCTGTATCCAGATCCAGCGTACCAATGGCCAGCCCGAAGTTGCTCATTGAAGGGTCGACGCCAACTACTTTGATCACTTTACTCATAGAGTTTCCTTACCATGTTGCCCATACCGGGCATTCCATTAATTTCTCTTCCAGGGTTTTAACTGGAGACTTGCGAACGGGCTCTGGAATGCTGCTCACCACGTGTATGCTGTCACTGGTCAGCACACCATTTTCTATGTCTGCGTCGATCATGCTCTGCCCGATGAAGTAGGACATGATATCTATCAGCTTACGCGCAACCATCCTGTTAGAACGAAGTACATAGGGGACAGAGAACTCAACCATTGCCTTATCACCATCTTCAGTCTCAAAGCTTAATTCGCCTCTTTCTGGAAATGTCCCATGTGAATCGCAATTGAAATTGATGCCAGCAAATGCCTTGCCTGGCATTGCAACCTGCCACGCACGTGCATTTGCCAGTCGAGTCAGGTTAGTAAACGCACTGCTGGTATGCGCCTCTATTGCCCCGTACAGCACATCATCTTCGATAACCATCGCAGATGATTCCGGGATCACCAAGAACCCAGGCCCAGAGTGTGGAAGATAGCCACCTTTCGAAAATGGGTTGATCAGAATGGGCGCATTGCTCTCTGGCGGCATCGATTTCAGGCTTGGCATTAACGGGGTCTTGAAAAGCAGATCTATCAGAGCCGTAAATTGCTCCGTCTCAATATTGAGATTTTGCCAACCTACACCAGGAGCCACCCTAGCAGCGGTATAACTGTTAATCAGTCTGAATGACTGCATCACAGCAAACATTTGCAAAAACTGCGTGCGGCTTAGGTTAAACGACATAGCTGCGACCCTCTTTCACTTCCACGGTGATGGTTTCCCGGAACCATGACTTCATTTCTTTGTGAGAAATGATCATCACCGTGCCGCGCTCGCGCGCTTTTGCTTCCAGAATACCCATCAGACGCTCCAGACCGGCTGTGTCCAGAGCATCGTCAATTTCATCGCCGATAAACAGCTCGATGTTCTTGCTCGCGCGGCTGGCCACCAGATCCTGCAGAGCCAGGGAGCACGCAATGCGCACTTTGCGTTTTTCGCCACCTGACAATGTCTGGAAGGTTTTGCTGGCGCCGATCTTGCGCACGCTGATATTGAACTTATCGCGCCACTCGCCCTTCTTGGTTGATTCCATCGTTGACCATTCCGCCACAATGTTTCCGTCCGACAGTGTATTGAGATATTCCGCTGTCTGGGCATTCAGGAAAGGCGTCACGGAGGTCAGGATATGCGAGCGAACGCCGGCAGGAGAGTAGACCTGGCGCGCTTTATCAAGCAGCAGAGCCTGCTCCTGTATATTCTTTAACTCAGTTTTAAGTACACCATAGTTAGATTTATTGGCAGCCAGGCTTTCTTCATGGCGTTTGATGACAGCCAGAAATGGGTTAGTTTCTTTGGTAATGCGATCTACTTCGCTCCGCGCCCGGGCAACCAAAGCTTCTACAGCCACGACTTCTTTTTCCCGATGACGAAGCGTTCCCAGCTCTTTAGTCAGTTGTTCGATTCGGGAAATAATGGCAGACACATCTGGTGTACTGGCGACAAGTGATGATTCAATTTTGAGCGCCTTCTCAAGATGCTCTTGGTATTTAGCCACTGACGTTGCAGATGCCTGCGCTTGGCTGATCTCACTGCGCGCCTGTTCAACAAAACTCTCCTTCACGGTGGACAGATCTTCAACGCAATAAGCCTTGCCACAGGTAGGGCACGGCTCACCGACTTTGGTATTTACTTCTTCCGCTTTCACCTTGAATGCGCGAGCACGTTGCATCGCTTCCTTCTGGATGTTTTCGGTAATGCGGATGCTGGCGCGTATATCAGTGATCGCTCCACGAACCTTAACCAGCTTGGCGTCGTGCTCTTCTTTGGACGCAAGTTTTTCCCGCTCTTTACCGATGGCATTTTCAGTATCGCGGATCTGCTCCGGCAGACTGCGCAACTCCATTTCGACCTCAGTGAGCGTGACTTCCGCTCCAACCAGATCGGCACGGGCGACATCAAGCCGTTCGCTGCGGTCTCGCTCCCAGGCTTCAGAAGAGGTTTTGGCAGACTCCAGCTCATTCTGGGCCGATTCGACCAGAGACAAGCAGGCGTCCATCTTGGTTTTAGTGGTCTCCATGCGTGCGGCAGCTGCGTTGGCTCGTTCGCGAGCAATCGCGTAGGCTTTGGTGAGACGATCGACGCCGGCAGCCTCTTCTACGATGGTTTTGAGGTTTTTATCCGACATGCCAGGCAAATCAGGCATCGCCTCCTGACTGGCATAGATCGATGCCATAAATACTTCTTTTGACGCACCGATCAGTCGCTCTACAAACTCCTGGGTGAGCGAATCTTTACCCTTTGTCATGTCGCCGTCTTCGCCGCGGACGATAAGCCGGTTTTTAAATTCCTTATGCTTGCGGTGGCGGATAATGGCGTAGCGTTTACCTTCGTCTTCAATGGTGACTTTTACGCGACAGTTCTTCTCATGCCCCGTAGAGAGAACGTCGTCACCTTTAACACCATGGGATGTCTCGCCATAAATACACCACATCAAACTATTCATGAGGGTTGATTTACCAGCGCCATTGCTGGCGGCCGATGAGTCCCCGGCATTAACACCCTGGATGAGCACCAGCCCACGCTGATCAAGCTCGACCTTGGCGTTTGCCAGCGCCATGAAGTTTTCCACTTCGAGCGTTAAAAATTTCATGCTTTGCCTCGAATTGCTTTAGTCAATTTCTGCCCTTTGCGAAGGCGGTATTCCGTATGTGCCGGGAAGGAGTTGCGTGACAGGAGGCCACGTTTCGTTAGTTGACCAAGGTAAAACGCCTGTGGGTTTCCTTCTGGCGGATAGGGCTTCTGGAATAAAACGGGCTTTCCGCTTTCAAGCCGTTTAATCATCTGGATGAAATCCCAGAAATTATTGCGGGAGGAAGTCACTACACCGCCTCCGCACTTTCCGCTTCGGTGAGGATCTCCTGACACAAGGCATTCAGTTTGGTCAGGTCAAATCCACCGTCTGTGTCATGAACGATTTTGCAGTAAGCAGAAACAGACTCGCCAAGGCTGTCGATTTTGCTGGTCTCTGAGGTGCTGGCAGTACCCTCCATCATTGAGCCCTTGCGGATGAAGTTGCATACAACACCTTTCGCTCCCATGGATTTCAGGACGTTCTGCAGCTTGATGCCTTCCTCATCGTTTTCGACGACGGCCCGGAAGCGCACGTAATTGCCGTGTATCTGCCTGTCATCCACATCGTCTTCCAGGTTTACGAATTTCGGCGCCGAGGTTTCGAAATGACTGAACGATCCGTCTGGGTTCACAATCATGTAGCCCGCCAGCGAACCTACGTCCCCCCAGTTTTGGTGCGTCAGCGCGCCGACACTGATAACTCCGGGGATCACCTCCTTGTGGTTGTGGTAATGGCCGGACAGCACCAGGCGAAAGCCTATCTCTTTCAGCTCCTGCGCATCGATGCCAACATCAGGCATTGTGGGGATAGCTTTGTTGATGGCGGTATGAATCACGACGTCGTGCAGATCCCCGTCAAGCCGCGCACGAAGTGCTTTCAGGTCACTAATTAACTCGGCGTGGTTGTTTCGCCAGCTCACCATATGGACTGTGACGTCACCCAATTTGATGCTGTGGGGCTTACGGCCGCAGACGATCTGTACGCCAATCGACTTTAGCGCCGCAGCGGCGTTAGCGCTGTAGACAGAGTCGTTCGTTTCGAGGTCATGGTTGCCAGCCAGCATAGCAACGCTGAGCCCCAGATCTTTGACGATCCACTCATAGGCATCGGAGACGTAGTTGAGTACGGTAGGGGATACGGTTCCGCGGACGTGGAATGTGTCGCCGGCCACCAGCATGTGGGTGCAGCCCGCTTTTTTCATAGCGATGGCCGCTTCTTTTGTAGCCTCCAACTGAATAGCCAGCCGAGAGTTGAGACCATCTGCATCGGTCGTCGAGAATGAATCCCATTTGTGGTAATGGGGATCGGAGATCACCCCATATGGCAACGTCATGTGTATTTCCTTTGTGGTTATTTTGATATAGATTCTAAGCATATAAAACAGGCCGACAACCAAGTAAACACGGCACATTAGAAAATCTACAGGCTGGATATTATGGCAAAATAGATAAGTAAGTACATACCTATTTTATAAGGTAGAGCTAGACACTTAAGTAAGATCTAGGCTCTAGGTGTGGTCTCAGCGTGGGTTGCGGAAAAGCATCTTGGATGCATCCATGTAGCGTCTAAAAAATTGGCATAGAGTTTCACATACTCCTCAATATGTCAGACTTCGCAACTGCTTGTGCTCGAAGATTTAATGTTTAAGGAAAGAACTGTATGACCAACTCAATAGTAAATGGGGTTGTTCACGGTGAAGGTATCATTAAGCTAATTTACTTTGCTTATTTATCTGACTGCATATGATTCCAAATCTCCTCAAATACTTCATCATTACTATAGCCCATATAACAAATCGAAAATCTATCAAACTCATTTTTTAGAGAATCTTTTCTTTTTAATTTATCATCCAAAAGTTTTCGTGCTTTTTTAAGAAAAGCACTCCTGTCACTTTCACTCATCCCATTCCATACGTCACCTAATTCATTTATGGCTTCGCTAATTAAAGCCTCTTTTCTTTCCCTTAAATTTTTACCGCTATGACCTCGTTGCATGGCTTCGTGAAATGCTCGGTGAAACATATAATCAGAATTATACGTATAGAATTTTGAATCATCTAGAAGACTTGCAGACAGGGTCAAATCTCCAGTTGTGAATAAACTTTGATAGAAGGCAAAAGTAGAGTCCTGAAGGTCACCGGCAGGGATTGAATCCAAGGGAGCTATACAAAAATAAACAGGCGTGAACTTCGTAATTGTATGATTTACATATATAAAATTATATCCGTGGCAAGTGCCGATAAAAGTGATAAGTTGATTACACATAAACTGATTGATTATTCTTAAATTATTTGCCAGTTCATCCCAGCTAAAGTAACTTCCATCGGGCAGTTCCATTGACTGTGGATTACCATGCGCTTCGATGTGAATAATCGGTTGCATTCCAATATTTAATTCCGGTTGAAAAGATTCTTTTATTTGCTGAAGCACTTCTCGAAGAGTAATTGTATCTTTAATCTTAAGTAGAGCAATACCGGTCCTGAACCCTATGTCACTAAGATTTTCATGTAAGCGTCTGGCAGTTTGCATATCGCCGTCTGGCACACAATCAAGAATGATAAGTTTGTTAAATTTTAATTTCTTGTGAAATATCGTATGCTGCATTTTTATTTTACTCCTATTTGATTGGAAGATAACTTTTAAATTAATACATAAAATGAAAGAAATGTAGGTATACAACTGAACATTATGTAAACAATGATATTTGAAACTGAAAAGTACAATATTCTATCTTAGTATTGGAGTGTCTAGATGATTTTGGCAAGCAGCACACAGTAAATTTCTGCTGCTGAATCTGATCAACCGCTAAGATAGAACTACCGACTGGCGTGATGATCTCATTTGTAAAGTGACCAAGACGTGCTCCTTCCTCGAATTCATGCATCAGAAAGGGCATATCAGCCAGAGTAATCTCTCTTGAGTAAAAATCGTCCATATATCACCCCCTTGGCTTCTCAGATGCATTCTAAGCTACGCTATTTTGTATTCGCGTAAAGACCCTTTTTTCGTTTAGGGTTCGTCAGAGGGCTTCTGACGCGCATTTGCGATGCTAAACACTTCTGCTTTTGGCCGAGGGTCGACTAAATCGAGTTCTTCTTCGCTGTGATACTCGATATCAAAGTCCCGTTTGATGTGTCTGATGTAAATCGCAGTGAGCAGGCTGTCTTCTTTCAGGAAGTGGCCATAGGATCTGCGGATCACTTCACCAACTTTTTCGATCTTCTCTCCGCCCATACAGAGGTGATTGAATCGACTGTGCTTTCTCAGCATCTCATCAACTGGCCCAGAGTAAACCTTATCCACGACACCGAATCGAAGGATCTTCGCAGTATCAGCTTCAACCAGGCAGATAATCTTCCCCTCGGTCAATCTGTCACGCCAGGTAACGCCTGAACGCATAGTGTTGAAGTAGGGGGTATCCAGACCGATGATCGGTTTTCGAAATGCCAGCAGCGGTACGTATCTGGCACAGCTGTTCAGGTGGAAGTTAACGCCGGCGTCACGCAACTTGAGTCGGGTCTCGTTGATGTTGCACTTCGAGGCTATGCCACACAGGCTGCAGAGAACCTTCTCGTTGCTCAGTGTGGAGTTTGATTCTATGGTGTAGGTTCCGTCTTCCAGACGGCGTACCCAACGTGTGCGTTTTAAGTCCATGTTCTCGTTTTAGTGATTGTTGACCGGAACCACGATAGCTTACTAGGCACACCTGTAATCGCAAATGCCTGTTTTACTTATCCACTTATCCACTGGTTAGATCCCAATAATAAGATCCCTATACAGATCCCTATATAGATCCAAAGAGATCCCCGATCGCCGCAGGCCGCGCCACGCCTGGGCTAAGGACCGATCCGTGTATGCTGTCAGCGGTAAACGATATGCTGTCAGCGGTACGGTATATGCTGCCAACGGTTTTGTGTATGCTATCAGCGGTAATTGACGTATGCTGTCAGCGGTTAGAACCAAAAGGTATCCACATGTCCACAAAAAAGAAAAAAGAGAGTGAAATCAAAGAAATACCTGAAGATAACGAAATTCTTGAGGAAGATGCTCTCAATTTGTACACAGGTGACTTAGTTCCTAACAGCAACAACACGGTGCAGCCAATCGCTTTAATGCGTCTTGGCCTCTTCGTGCCGACACTCAAAGGAACGAAGAATAGCTCTCGCAACAAGTCCAACATGATCGACGCATCCAGAGAGCTTGTCCAGCTGGAAGTCGCGCGGTCAGAGGGTTATTCAAACATTAAAATCACCGGTCCGCGACTGGATATGGATCATGACTTCAAAACCTGGGTTGGTGTTGTTCGCTCTCTGGCTGAATACGGCGAGCCAACCGGGCGCGTTGAGCTGAGCATCACGAAGTTCGCCAAGTTCTGCGGCTACCCGTCCTCGCAGATCCGCAAAACCCTGCGAGACCGCCTGACAAACAGCCTGCTCAAGATCATGCGCACGACGTTGTCGTTCCAGCGCACTCATGAAGAGAAGAACGTCGACGACACCAACAAGATATCCCTGCTGATGGTTCACCTCATAAACAGCGTTGATTACAACGAGAAGAAAGACTCCATTGTCTTTTATGCTGAACCTAAGCTGTCTGAGCTCTATCGCTTTGACCACAAAGTTCTGCTGCAGTTGAAGGTCATCAACAAGCTCCCGCGCAAAGAGACGGCCCAGGCGCTGTATACTTTCATCGAAAGTCTTCCTCCTAAGCCGGCACCGGTATCTCTTGCCCGGCTGCGCGCCAGGCTCAATCTGAGCACGCGTAACGTCAGTTCGCAAAACCAGACTATCAGGAACGGATTGAAGTCACTGCAAGAGCTGGGCTATCTCGAATATAGCGAGGTTAAGCGTGGCCGTTCTGTCTACATCCAGATCCACAGTCGTAACCCAAAACTGAAAGTAACATCGAGCAAACCTGAGAAGCCAGAGGCGCCTAAGCAGGCAGAAGAAGCGAAGGGTGAAATTGATGCGAAACAGAACCTCAAAAACAAAATTTCTGAGCTATCGCAGAACCTGACGCCAGAGAATATCAAGCTGATCGAGATACTCACCAATAGCCTCAAATTGCTTTGATACGCTGTCAGCGGTTCAACATATGCTGTCAGCGGTTCTTTTGTCTCAATGTATGCTGTCAGCGGTAAAACGTATGCTGTCAGCGGTAGATTTCCACTATCTGCGGTCTTTATAAATCGACATGGCTAACGTCTAAGGGCAACTGCTGCCCTATGAATGTATGCTGTCAGCGGTAAAACGTATGCTGTGAACGGCACAAGGTATGCTGCCAGCGGTAATTCACTGGTAACGTATGCTGTGAGCGGTAATACAGCACTGAATTAGATATCCTGAAAACGGGCGACGCATTCGTTGCTTTGCGCCAGGCCCGTGTAGATAACAATATAGCTTCCCCAGTGGTCACTAACCTGCTAACCCGCATGAATACTAGGTTGGTGATTACTAACAATTGTTATTCCATCACACTTAAAACGCTCTGCAGAAACTTCGGTTAGTGGATCTGCTTGAGCAAACCCCAAAGCGTTTGTGCTTTCGATGTGAGTTTCCCGGTTTCAGGATCAAACATGCGCCATTCCCGACGCTGGTGGATGATGTAACCGTCTTCGCGTTCCAGACGCTCCAGCATGTCCGGTTTTCGGAAGCCTTTCGCTCTCCAGTAGCCGCTTGTTTTCTCAATCTCCAGACCAGTCATTGTGAGAGCCATTAACCAACCTCCTTACATCCGTCGAAAAAGAAACTTTGGTTTTTGCTATGAACGCCGTAGACGTCGTGGGATTTGTTGTAGATAAGCTTGTCCTCGCCAACGCCAACCAGTTTACCGTTGCGTTTAGCCAGATATGGAGATGAGAGAACCTCATCGCCGCGGACGACATAGAACTGATCTCCGCTATCAACGACCAGCGCGCCGAAGTCAGCTTTAGTAGGTCTGCTGATTTGATCATTTTTCACCTGCGATACGGTCATATCGCATTGGTAAATTCGGGTATCCGCCAGTAGAGAGAAGGAGAGGGCGGCCAGCAGTAGCGTTATTTTTCTCATACCACTATCCCTGTGTAGACCTGTGCTGTAGAGGTGACGACCAGCACCAGTGCGAGCATGTTCACAGTGGTTCCGTTGACAGGTGACAGAGCTTTCTTGAGTGTCCCGATCATCAGGCAGTCCAACATAAACAGTATTGAAAGGATGAGTAACAGGATATCTATATATATCTTCATAATAGGTAAATACTAACTTATGTGTTTTTAGCTGTAAATGACTACGGAAGAGCGCTAAGGCCTAGAATTCGCTCAAGATGTTGAGCATCTTCCTCACTGATAGGCTTTGTCCCATCGGCATACAAGCATCCACCGTTATGCCAGCACACCCCATCCACATCAACAAACACACTGTCTGCACTATACCCAATATATTCAATGACATTGTGGTCTATGACTGCCTGCAACCCTTTGTCATTGAGTCCGAAGCCGTTCACCATAAACAATGGGTAGCAGGTCACATCATTGTCAGTGCTGACCGATATCCGAACTAATATTCTCATGCGCTTTTCCTTTGTTGTGTATATGCTTACTTATTATTCTGATCTAGAAAAGGTGAGCAATCATCTAGTTTAGGGAAAACGTATGCGATGAAATTGTTGCCAGCAGTATCAGCTATCAAGAGAATCAATAGTAACTCGGGACATCGTTGTGATGCCCCGATAGCTAAATAACGTAGTCTATTTGTATAAACACAAAATATAGTCAGTTATGTCGATTTAACATCTAAATGCTCACCACAATATCCAATAATTATTTTTCGTTTATCTTTATCGACAAGGAAATGAACTCTTATAGTTTCGTTTTTTGCACGAGCCGTTCCAATTCTAACGTGCTGAAACATTTTCACTTTCTTACCATCATAATCAAACTCTCTCATTTTTGATAATGTTGCTGAACGCTCAACCGTTTCTGATTCATTTGCAGAATAGGCGTCACCCAAAAATTCTTTCGCAGTGTTATCACCATTTTCAAGATATTCAATGAGATATGATGTGCAAAGTTTATATAGTAAGAATACAAGCCTAGGGCCATGCCGAAAGTCAACTGAATCTTGTGCAGATCTAATAGCTGATTTTAGTATTTCAACATTGTTAGGAATTAGCATTTCTAATAATAACAAAACAGACTCTGGGGTTAGTTTGTTGCCTACTAGGGATATTAGCCGGTCAATATCAATATCAGGGTTTTGGGTTGTTGCCTGTCTATGAAAATTTTTGGCTTCAAACTTCAGTCGATTCAACTCAGTCTCTATTTTGTTTTTTTCAGTGAGTAATGCATCATATTTTCCATCAAGTTCTTCTATTGTTTTTAAATAATCTAGTTCTAATTCTTGGTTGGCTGACTTAAATTCTTCAAACTCTAATAGTGCAGTGTCAAGTAATTCTTCATATTGCATCCCTTCTTTTAAATCCTTCATTCTTTGCCTGAAGGCTACGTTATCATCGCTTAGCCTTTTAGCACGAACGTTTGCTGGCGATAAATGACGTTTTTTATTAAAACCGTTTAGCGAATGAGTTATAACTGATAAAATATAATTATTAATTGGAGTTTTTGATGCGGCAACCTCATCCAGTTGCTTAGGAAGAAATAGTTTTGTACCAATATAACCTGTTTGATTCATAGGGTAAATGATGTTAATTGCTCCTCCCCAGGATGAATAACTCCTTCCCAACAAACGTTCCATTTCCCACGAATCCATCTCACCGCTTGTTGCTACAACTTGTGCTAAACCAATAAGTTGTTCTTGCAACTTTTCAGGCACAACAGGGAAACCACCATCTCCCTCGCTAATAAAAACTAAAGGATAAAATCTATCATCTCTTGATATTTCATGCTTTAAATATTGAAAGTCTCCGTATTGACTTTTAATATAATCTACTCGCTGGCCAATTACATCGTGATCAAAAGTACAGTTTTTCTTCAGATAGGAAACAAGTGATGGACGCGTTGCTATTGGTCTGGCATCAACCATTGTACTTACATCACTAATTTCTAATAATATAGATACAAAAGTACTGACTCCTTCTCTCTTAATCCCTATCTCTGTAATCCATTGTCTACCGCCAACATTTCTATCCGGGTGTGTATACATAATTGAATAAATTTTCGGTTCTATTTTTTCCGCTGTATAGGTTCTGACATAGACTCTTTCTAAGTTCCAATCACGTCTTGAAAGGAGGTCTTCAGGGGAAATGCGTATTTTTGCAACTTTATTAAGCCAGCCAGATACGGAACGTATTACACTAAAAAAGCTATCATCACCAATGCAATTAAATGAATTTATATATACAAGCATCACTTCCCCCTATGTTTAAATTGTTTTTGTTTATTCAAAATTATTATGCGGCTTGAAGTTTGCAAACTAATTTCCTATGAATAGGTATTAATTCGCGTACAGGTATTCAATACCTCCCTTATCATGCTATCTTGTAGACGTAGCATCTTGAATGCAGTTAGTAAGCGATTCTAGGACTTACCTTCATTGATTATCCTCTTCTAAACTGTCCATGAAGTCTACATCTATCAACAAACCTACATGATGCTAATGCACTTATTATTATCAATTGTAAACTATTAAAAATTATTTTTTTGATAGTGATCGAAAAAAAAGGCGTCCAATGGACGCCCTGTGATTACGCTTCTTCTGTTTCGGCTGAAGCAGGCTCTTTAGTTCGACGTTCGTCGATGGCCTGTAGCGCCGCAATGATCTCCGGTAGGGGCTTATCACGATACATGTCGACGATCTGCGATTTGGTATACTTCTTGTCGCCAATCTCTACGCGGCCGCTGGCATTCTTTGGCAGGTATCCTTCTTCGAGCATATGCTCAACCAGTGACTCGATAACGTCCAGACCGCGGGTCGGGTCGAAGTAGAATTTCCATGAGCATTTGCCGAATGGCGGTGCCACTTTGTTTTTGATGCACTCGGCGCCCACGTCCTGACCGATCTTATCTTTGCCATCCTTCATGACAGAAGCGCCAAGACGAATACGTACTGAGGCGTAGAACTTCGGAGAATCACCACCAGGGGAGGTGGTCGGATCGCCAAACATCACGCCGATTTTTGTACGAACCTGGTTAAGGAAAATAATGCAGGCATTGTACTTGCGCGCCCAGAGCGCCAGCGTTGGAAAGTTGGCGCTCGTAGCACGAGCCAGGGCCGTATTGTCGTTCATGTTTAGCTGATCTTTATCCTTCGCTGTACCTTCCGCCATTTTGTCGAACTTCTCGGCTTTGGAGTTTGGCACCATTGACGCAAGGGAGTCGGCTACGATGCAAATAGGGGCGTCTGCGGGGATCAGCTCTTCGTCTCGCACCAATTTCAGGATGGTGCCGATCAGCTCAACCGATTCTTCGAACGTGTCCGGCTGCTTATAGACCCACTGGCCGTCATCCTCATCCGCATTCAGCCCGTTTGCCACCGCCAGACCAACGTCAAAGCTGTTTTCGTGGTCGAGGAATACAGCCAGACCCTCCTGTTTCTGAGCGGAGACCATGGCGGCCGTCGCCAGGAATGTGTTGTGGCTGATAATCCCGTTAGACCAGAAAGAGTGTGTTTCCGGCATCGCTACGTCGAACGTTGGTGCTTCACCTTCCTCAATAGCCACGACTTCGTCGTAGAACAAGTTAGAGTCAATTACCGCTGCCAGTTGTGCAAACAGATGCTCGTTAAAACGATTCTTTCTGCCAATGAAGGAGACATAGATTTCTCGCAGTTTGTCTATTCCGACACGATCGCCGCGGCCAATAACGTGATCTACCAGAACGTAGTCTTTACGAGAGGTCTTGGTGAGTGACTCGTAGAGTGATTTCACTAAGCCGCTGATGTGCGGAACGTAGCCTAAATAAGTGCGGTCAAAACTAATGTCCCGTTTGGTTGCCACTGCTAAACGAGCCGGAGACTCGAACCCAATCGTTGACAGGAAAAGGTCGTAGTTAGAGCCACTGAATGACAGCCGGTAATATATGTTTTTATAACCTGCGACGTGTTTTTCAGAGATAGTTGACGTAATCCCCAGATTCAGGAGCATGAGGCGAATTTGCTGTAGCAGCAGCCCACTCGCGCTCACAACCTCAATGCAGCGACCATCATTGACGTGGCATTCCAGCTCAAAGTAGCCGCGAAGGAATGCAATTTGAGCCTCGCTATTGGCGCGACGCACACTCAACGGAACCTGCTTGCCAGCAGCTTTCTCATACTCCAGACCATATTCTTTAAAAAGCAGCGAACGCACCTCTTTGCTAAACAGCACATGGTCTTCCGAGCCGTTATGTTTTCTCGTAACTGGCATCTTGTCTGATACCAGCGAAATGAGGCGGTAGTACTCATCCTTGATGAATGGATCTGTGTTAGAAAAATGCACAGAATTTTCAGAGGCCACGTATCCGTCAGCAATTAAATAGCCCATCAGTTTTGCGATATTGGCATCCAAGTGCTGATCGCCGAATTGATGTGTGCCAACCATTGAAGGAATCGTGTCGCCTACACTGATTTTTTCAGCATACCGCCAGACGATATTGCCTAAGTCGTCAACCACACGAATTGGGTGACGGAACGTAGCCTCGATGTAACCCCCTGATGCCAGCTTAATGCGCTTGAATTTGCGACGGTTGTTCCATGTCAGGTGTGAGGTCTTCTCTATCACGCCATTTTCATTGATGAGTCCAACGTTATGCTCTACATCGCGAGTAGTGCATGTTGCTTTGTGCCCCTCAATCTCAAACAGTTCTTTCACTGTTACCATTCCACGCTCCGTCAGCAGCATGGTGTCTGCGGTAACACATTTCCCCGCACTTGGCGGCCCAAAGATCTCAACGATACGTCCGCTTGGGAAACCGCCGTCATAGCGCCCGGAGATGGCTTTATTCAGCGGAGGGAAGCCGGAATCAATCCAGTGTGAAACCTTTTGGATCTCGTCATTGCTGCCGATTTTCTTTTTTAATGCCATTGCCAGTGCTGATTTTCCTTTTGCCATTCTTAGGCTCCTTTTGTCTCGTTGATGCGTTTGGAAGCGGCGGCTTCATCAAACTTTATTGCGTCGTGGTTGAGGTGTTTGGCCATGCGGGAGAGGATCTTGACGACCTGTTCGCTAATCAGCCCGTACTCTCGTTCTGTCACGCTCATGCCGGCCGCGCCGAGAATGCGCGGTAGTGCAACAACGGCATGTTCTCCATGGAAGAAGACAATCTCCTTAGCCAGCATCGTAGGCGTGGTCGTATTGCCGTTGATGAGTGATTTCAACATCAGCAGTACCTCTCAAAAGGCAAAACGAACACATCCAGATCTTCCAGGAATGACCGGAAGTTCAGCTCATGGCAGAGCAGTTCGAAGGCTTTCAAATCACGTGCGCCTTTTATCTTTTCAATTTCGCTGGGTGGGAACTTGGTATCGATGAGGTTCATCAGCGTCATGTTGCGTTTGAAGGCTTCCAGCATCCGGCAGCCGGTCTTCTCGTTGAAGGCATTTTTGGCCAGTTTGTTGAATGCCGTTTTGTATCGGCCTTTATTGATGACGATCGAGCCGTCGTTAATGCCGCGCACCATAGCGGCGACGCTTCCCCATTCGTGCAGCAGCTCCTTGGCGCCACCGTCACCAATCCCGCCTACACCTTTGATGTTGTCGGAGGTATCCCCCTGCAGAGCTTTGGCTTCGAGGAAAGCACGAGGAGTAGGCAGGCCGATCAGCTCAGGGAACTGCTCAAAGTTCACCTGCTTGTGTTTGGCGTCTTCACGAAGGCTCACCCAGCTGACTTTTTCTCGAACCAGCTGCAGCCAGTCGCCGTCGCCGGTGAGCAGGTAGATATGATCGACCGTTGGTTGTGGCGCAAGACGACCAACCAGCATCCCCGCCAGGTCATCGGCCTCGGCGTCTTTGGCGATCAGCTGGTTGACGCCAAGGGCGGCCATCATTTTCAGGATATAAGGCTTCTGGACTGCAAAGCCTTCTTTCATCTTCTTCATTTCCGGATCCTCATCGCGATTTGCTTTGTATTCCGGGTAATAGTCGCGACGCTTGTCGCTAAAGCCGTCCCACAGGATCATGGGGCGTGCGTGAAGAATGGACGCATAGCGACGAACGTTTTTGACGAAGCCAAACACCGCCTGAACTTCCATTTCGCCGTTATGTAATTTGTCAGATTGCTGGTGGTAATAGCCCAGGCTGTTACCATCCACTAAGAGATAATTCACCGGAAAACTCCTTCCAAAAAGTAAGGCGTCCGTAGACGCCTTAACAGTCATGGCCTGTGATTAAAGCGATTCTAATTCCGCCAGCAGATCGTCAAGACCCTCATCGTCATTAGAAGTGCTGGTCGCGGCTGCAGTGGTAGTGGCGGCAGCAGCTGATGCTTTAACTTCTTCCGGCTCTGGTACGAACTCTGCCTCTGCGGCACGTAAGATCTCTTCGTCTACCAGAGATGTTTTTGCTGGTTCCGGGGTAGAGGTCGTGGCAACAGCAGCTGCACCTTCCGTATGGCCAGTGATGGTGCCAAAACCAGGCAGAGTAGCTGCGCTGGCAGCAGCTGGTGAGGAAATAGCAGCGGTGGCGGCGGCAGGTGCAGCAATACCAATGAGACGCCCCATGGTGCGAACGGTGGACAGCAGACGAGTTTCATCAGCCTGATTGGCGTAAGCGATCAGGTCATGCTGGGTCGACCACAGTTTTTCAGGGATATCGCCCTTGTAGACTTTACGTTTTGGGGATACGTCGTACTTGGTATCGCGACCGGAGCCGGTGCGTTTGATCAGGAACGCATAGCCTTCTTCTTTGCTTAACGGGTTGCCGATATCATCTGCGATATCCTCAGACATCACTTTGCAGATATCGTCGAACACAGTGGACGGGAGCTCAATCAGCTGACATTTTTCTGCGTCGCCAAAGTCTTCACGAGCTGAAAGTACGCCATTGACCAGGTAGCGTGGAGTAGCGCGCATTTGACCGATACGCTCTTCCATTGCCTTGTTGCCTTTGTAGCGAGCGCGACCTTCCATCACCATCTCACACAGCTGGCACGCACGATTGTGGGTGTGCTGTTCGCAGATATAGGCAGTGGTAACTTCTTTGCCCTCCTCATTCTGATGCTTAACGTAGTGCATACCGAAAGTCTGGAAGAACACACCGTTCTGATCCTCCTTGTTGGGGAAGATGCGCAGATAGTTATTACCGTCTTTCAGACGGGTTAGGTCGACGTTGTTGCCTCGTTTGGAAGCAATATCGCCGCGGGTCTTGTTAAGCAGATCAAGTAATGACTTAGACATGTATTTCTCCTTGTTGTGATTATGGCCATGGGCGCTTTGCGCTTGGGGCATTCGCTTGTTCGTGGCTCTTAAAAGCGTACATAATAATAGATCACTACTTACTTACTATCTATCAAAAGTTATCGGGTGGCGGTGAAGCGTTCGGCGCCCAGTCGTTCAATCTCTACGATAGCCATTTTCGAGGCCTGCACGATCATGTCTCTACGGTGAGAGAAGGCGGTGACAGCGTGCTTATAGATGTCAGCGATCAGACGTGCGTCATCCAGTTTTTGGCGCTTCGCAAGGTATTGTGGGCTTGTGCGAACCTTAGCTTCCAGTACCGATTCATTGAACTTTATTCCGTTCATACTCATATTCTTACGTTCAATGTCGTAAATTTTTGCCTCTATGGCATCGAGGGATAGTTTAGCATCTGCAACCTCTCGTTCTGCGCGCGCTAGTTTTGCGCCGTACTCCATCAACAGCCTCGGTTGCTGCCGCCAAACCTCTTCCAGATTGTCGCGATCGAACTCCAGATCGGTCATGATTTTTTCGTAAATTTCGGTGCTCATTTTGTTATGTATCCACTTACTAATTTATATCAATAGTACCATGAAGAAATCAGCTGATGGAGCATGTGTCGTGAAGATGAGAGGGGGTAGGTTGGGTAGAGACGTTTATGTGGCGACGCTGTGAAAAGGAAAATAAATGTTGCATAAACAGAAAGGCCATGCGTTAATGATTGCGTCGGTTTGCAAGACAGACCTTATGAAAGCAGTTTTAGTAAAGCAGTCCGAAGTTCAGGTGTTATCCAAAGATTACCCTTCTCCGTGAGTCTCCTCCTAAGTGCCCAAGTAAGTACCAATCTCTCAGACCAATTTCGCCGCGTTGTGTGGCTCTCAAATAATGAAGGTAATCTCTATGTCTAACAAAATGACTGGTTTAGTAAAATGGTTTAACGCTGATAAAGGCTTCGGTTTTATTACCCCAGCAGACGGCAGCAAAGACGTGTTCGTACATTTCTCTGCCATCCAGAGCAACAACTTCCGTACCCTGGAAGAAGGCCAAAAAGTTGAGTTCTCTATTGAGAACGGTGCTAAAGGCCCGGCAGCTGCTAACGTTGTCGCTCAGAGCTAAACACTTTTGATAATCCCTGTCTCTGCGACCACGAAGACGGCGCAAGCCCGAGTAGACAGAATGGTGGGGATACATAAGTTGAGTAAATCGGTGTGTACACCATGCCGATTTAATCGACACAACGGTCAGCGTATTTCATCAGATCCGTTACTGGATAGTATGCTGACCGTTGTGGCGAAATGCGGGTTTGCCGCATGAATGGTCTTAGGCAGAAGCTAACTGCCGGCTTTGCGAAACAAAGTGCGTAAGAGGGGCGACTTCCTCAAAAAGCGCTACAACCAAATAAAGAAACCCGCCAAATGGCGGGTTTTGTTTTATGCGACTCTTTTACCGAATATGCTGGATAGCGTGGCTTTGGTCTGTCGATGCAGACGATACTTCCTGACATCGCCAATCCTGTTCACTTCCATGAACTCTTTGGCCACCTTCAGCACCAGCCGATTGCGGAACACTTTGAACGCCTCCAACTGTTCCTCTGGGTTATCTGATTCGTAGATCTCCAGCAGATACTGGCACGCCTTCGGATCTTGCGTTTTAAGCGCCAGCGCTCTGGCACATTTGCGCAGACGACTGACTTTATCGGCACCATCCAGCCCGGCGAACGCCAGCGCCAGATCTAACGTGACCGGGCAGTCTATGATTTCCCAGAACTGCGACCGCATGGTGGCCGCAACAGCTTTATCCTGAAAATCCGCGGGGATAGCCGCCAGCGCTTGTGCAATCTTCTGTGCCTCGTTCATGGTGTTCTCTTTATTCATTTGCTAATAGTCTCCGCTACCTCTGCCAGAATTGCTTCCAGCTTTTCGCCTTCCTCTGGGCGAAAGTACAAAATGTTCGGGTTAAATCCGTAGAAAACGGTCACATCCAGCTCTGGCAGATACTCTTTGCGTCCAACCAGATCGGATGGTTTGCTCTTGTTGTTGAAGAGTGACGTCGCCCGGCTGCCACACGTCAGCACGTAGGTCGGACGCACCAGATTGATCTCTTCACGCATAAAGTCGGTGAACTGGCCGATCTCGTCTTTGGTGTAGTCCTTCTCTTTGTCCTTCACCTTTTTGCACACGCCGGTGACGTAGAGATCGCCCATGCGCAGATCGCCTGCAGTAAGCAACTTCGCCTTAAAGTCGTCGTAGCCGTTCTCCATGAAGTAGCCGGTACGCCCATCATTGCCGTTCGCGTGGTCCAGAATGACCATGATTTTCGGCTTAATGCCAATGCTCGGACGTATCAGGTCGTCTCCCAGACCCATTTCGGCCGCCATGCGAGTCATCAGTACATTCACTTCGGCAGAGCGCTTAGGGTTCATCTCGAACGGTCGAGAGGCTTTTACAGCGTCGATCACCAGATTGCCCATCAACTCTGCCTGGTTGCGCAGTCGTTCCGGAGCTGTCGCTGGCAGACTGCCAGGCTCAATCGATGCGAACGCACCTACTTTTTGCAGTGACTCGCGTACCCGGCTGTTACACGCACGCTTCTCGACCGCTTCCTCAAATTGCTCAAGTGACTCGAATTTGCCGCCAACTTTCTCACGCGCTCGCATAATTGCCTGGCACCCATTTTCAGAACATCCTTTAACCGCAGAGAACGGGGCGTAAAGTACCTGGCTGCCATCTTCGAGCGTGCGGATCTCGATGCGATTCGAGGACATATTAATGTCGGGTGGCAGTACGCGGATGCCATAGGTTAAGGCATCCTTTACCAGTCCCTGGTGCTTGTCCTCGCCAAGAATGGTGAGCGCTGCGGCGAAGAACTCTGCAGGGAAATGCGTTTTCAGCCACATGGATTGATAGCTGATCAACGAATACGCTACTGAGTGAGATTTGTTAAAGGCGTATCCACCGAACTTTTCAAAGGCGTCCCATATTTCCTGGGCTTTCTCAGGGCTAAGACCTTCCTGTTCGGAAATAACTTTTGCAATTTTCATGTGTTTTCCCGTCGCTAGCTTCAAATGCTTGCTTTTTTTAAGATATTTGCGATTTGAGTGTTAGATATGCCGAATTTTTCTCGCAACTTCTCGTAGGTTGCGCCAGCCTTGCGCAAGGCGACCACCTCAGCTCTTGCTTCGTCATCCAGCTTTTTGGATGCCCTTGAGGCAACGATCGGCCCACCAATACGTGCCCATTTCTTCCCGGTGACGATATGGTGAATATAAAGCTCAGTTAAACCATATTCGGCCGCGAGGTCTTTGTTCAGAGCACCCTCTGACTTTTTAATGCGAATAGCAATGACGACTTCGTTGGTTAGCTTGGCGTTGTAGCGT